GCCTAGTGATGTGACGACAGTAGTTGCTCAGCAGCCTACACAGACGGTTACTGTTAGTGGGGTGGTTGCTGGTGCCGCTGGTCCTGCGGGAGCTGATGGAGCTGATGGAGCTGATGGTCAAGGTTTGATTGTAGGTGGCACTGAGAACGAGTTCCTTCAAAAGAATAGCGCAACCGACTACGATACAAAGTGGAGTGCTTATACTCTGCCTGGCGCAGATGGTGATGATGGTCAAGTCTTAACAACTGACGGTGCGGGTACGGTGTCATTTGCGTTTCCTAAGACCATTGCTGAGGATGTAAAGAACGTGAGCGGAGGGACCCTTAGTAAGGGTACACCAGTACATGTCACTGGCTCTGTAGGTAATCTCGCTGAGGTTATTGCTGCTGACGCAGCCACAAACTATCCAGCTCACTTTGTTCTTAATGAAGATATTGCTGATGATGGAGAGGGTCTGGGTATTGCTCTTGGGTTTATCAACAACGTAGATGTGCCCGATGCCTCTATCTACACAGAGGGACAGACGGTATATCTAGGTGAGACGCCTGGAACATTCACAACAACAAAGCCAACAGGAACAAATGCCATCCAGAACCTTGGGATTATCATCAAGGTGAATACGAGTGGTAATAAGATTTCTGGTATTATTATGGGTGCGGGTCGTTCTAACGACGTACCCAACATACCTAACGGTCAGACTTGGATAGGTAACGCTTCGGGTGTTGCTACACCTACTACGCTGGCTACAGTCGCAACAACGGGGGCTTACTCTGATTTGAGTGGCACGCCAACCATTCCTTCTGGTGACCTTGTGGATGACACAACCCCTCAACTAGGTGGTGACCTTGATGTCAACGGCAACAAGATTACGTCTGCATCTAATGGGGATATTACGATTGAGCCTGACGGAGATGGTGCAATAATCTTCAAGTCTGATAACATTCAGTTTGATGGAGGCGGTACGTTCCAGGGAAAAATTAGACTATATGAGTCTGATGTGCTGGGTAGCAACTACATTGCACTGGCTGCCCCACTTGGAGTTACTAGTGATATAACATTTACATTCCCAGACGGGGTTGGGTCTAATGGACAGGTTCTTAGTTCAAATGGGGCTGGAGGGTTTGTTTGGATAACACCATTATCTGAAACAGACCCCGATTTTCAGGGCAACCTTGAAATAAGAAGGTATTCGACGATAGAAGCACAGCTGTCTCTGTTTGACTACGACAATGACAATTTTATTGGGCTGCGGGCGCCGACCGCATTGACTGCAGACACCGTTTTTATACTCCCTAGCTCTGACGGCAGTTCAGGTCAAGTTCTTAAAACCGACGGTAGTGGAAACTTGTCGTTCACCTCGGTTGGTACGGTAGGCACAACTGGTACGCCAATCGACAGTCAGGTTGCTGTATTTACTAATGCAAACACTATTGAGGGAGACGCTAATTTTGCGTGGAACGGTACTAAGCTTACGGTTGCGGGGGAGATGGTTGCTGATAAGGTTGCCATCAATCAGGTTGGACTAACCTCTGTTGGGGACTTTGGTTCTGGTTCTAGGGTTTTGAGTAGGGTAGGAACGGACACTACTGTTACGGTTGGGGACGTTTATTACTTAGGCAGTTCGGCATGGATTCAAGCCGACGCAGACGCTGTGTCTACAGCCTCTGGATTGATTGGAGTCGCCGTGGCCTCATCAACAAATGATGGGGTTCTTGTTAGCGGAGCCGTTAAGGTTGCAGATAATACTGGGTTTAGTTCATCTGCCGTCGGAACTGTGTTGTATCTTGACACAACTGCGGGGCACGTAACGGCCACAGCACCGTCTGGAACTGGAGATGTTGTTCGAGTCGTTGGGTATGTTCTTAATGGTAGCAGCGGCATCATTTACTTCGACCCATCTAAGGATTGGATTGAGCTGTCATGAGCATAAACAAACTCTCTGGGGTTACTTGGACTGGCATATCTAAGGTTGATGGAGTAGCGGCTTCAGGCATTAGCAAGGTTGCTGGTGTGGATGCCCCGTCAGTTAGTTATTTTCTTGATACATACCCTAACCCTGTTGCTGCTTACAGTCTACGTAAGCTTTCTTCTACGGCAACGACTGCTATAACGGTTGAGAATTCTTCTGGCACAACAGCAGACATAGGTTTTGACTCTAACGGAGACTTAGATACAGCGGCCCTAGCATCTCACTGCGGTAGTAACTACGGCAGGGTGAGCAAGTGGTGGGACCAGTCTGGGAATGCAAACCACATGGAGCAGTCTACTGCTGCCTCAAGGCCATACATCGCAGACGCCTCTGGGCATGTAATTACAACAACAACAAATTCTATCCCAGCTCTTGACTTTTACTTTGGCTCAACTGCGAGATGGTTGGAAGATACGTTTGTCACAAACAATGGTAGTCAGTTTCTTTTGACATGTTTACTGGAGCTAGGTACCGTGACTGCAACTCAAAACTTTTTCTCTCAATGGACAGCATCACAATCAACCCAGGTTATGCAGCTTCAAGGATTGAACACTGCTAATTGGAGAATTATTGCTAGGTATGACAACGCCTCAGCAAACCTTGGTAGAGTTCAAACAAACGCTGCTTTATCTTTGGGCAATGAGTATATTATAAACAGCTACGTAAGCAACTACGCAGGAGACGTGGATGTAAATGGTGATACTGCAGACACAGACACTGGATTCCCAACGACAGGGTCTATAAACAATAGCAGCCTTCTTACTGCTCTCGGAAGAAGGTCTGATAACGGAAACGGCCAGTACCAAGGATTAGCCTCTGAAGTTATTCTTTGGTCTGACACTACGCTTCCAGATAGAGATAATGTTATGGCTGATATAAACTCTTATTATTCTATATATGCCTAAGACAGCAACAGACACGGGTAATAAAATAACCTCTGGATACGCTTTGGTTATTGATAATATTGAAGAATACTTTGAGACTATTCAGGGTGCCGTGAACTGGGCTAAAGCGGGCAACATTAATGATGTTGTTTTTTTTTACGGACCCATCAATAACAGACCAAGAAAAGGCTGACGATTTACTCTACGGCGACGGTATGGCCTACTCTGACAGTCTTTAATATATTTGCATTATGGCTGATGCATCTAAAGTAAAAAAGATGTTAAAGAGGTATGGACTCTCTGGGGTAAACAAACCCAAGAGAACTCCGTCACACCCTAAAAAATCTCACGTTGTTCTAGCTAAGGTTGGTGATAAGGTTAAGCTTATCCGCTTTGGCGAGCAGGGGGCAGATACAGTCACAGAGTCCAATCCTACGGGAGCACGTAAGAAGAAGCAGGACTCGTTCAAAGCTCGTCACGCAAAAAACATTGCTAAAGGAAAGATGAGCGCGGCCTACTGGGCTAACAAAGTAAAATGGTAATTAAATACAAATCATGAAAGATTTAGAAACAGCGATGTCGGAAGCAGGCTTCACTATTAGTGATGACGCACCGACGCAAGAAACATCTCAGGAAAATGTACAAAATCAAGAGCAAGCTCAACAAAGTACTGCTCCTGTTGAGGACGTCGCTCCTCAGCCTGAGAGACAACCTTCTCCTGAACCTGAGCTGGTGGCTCAACCGCCAGTCCAACAAACTCAGGACCCGTATTATACGCAGGCGCAGAAGGTAACACAACAAGAAAATTTCTCCGAGTCCGAACTCGAAAATGAAGTATTGAGGTATATGAGCGAAAGGCTCGGCTCTCAGTACGACAGCTTCGACTCGTTCAAAGAGAGTTTAAATAAAGCTTCGCTTGAAATCGACGAGCGTGTAGCTGCAATCAACAACTTTGTCCGTGAGACAGGACGGAGCCCAGAAGATTGGTATGCATATCAACGGCTTAATACATCCGAAATGGATGACCTTACCGCTGTGCGCAACCAGATGAAGATGGAACATGCAAACCTCAGCAGTGAGGAAGTTGACATGCTCATCGGAAACAAGTACAAACTGGACCCCGACCTAAACACCGAGCAGGATGTTAAGATGGCGCAGCTTCAACTTAAGATGGATGCGGAGCAGGCACGTCGTTCCCTTGAGGATATTCGTAGTAAATACGAAGCCCCTGAAGTTCAGAGCAACGAGCCACAATCTTTTATAACTGATGAGTGGGTTTCCACGATGAGAAAAGAAGTCAATAGTCTTGACGGACTTGTGTTTGGCTTACCTAACGGTTCGCAGTTCACCTACGGGTTGAACAACAAGTACAAGGATTCTCTCATTGAAAAGAACTCTCGTCTTGACTACTATTTCGACGACTACATCAACAGCTCAGGGGACTGGAACTTTGATAAGCTCAGTTCTCACAGAGCGCTCATTGACAACATCGACGAAATTGTTTCTTCTGTATACAGGCAGGGGGTTAGCGACGGACAACGAAAGGTTGTTCAAACCGCTGGCAATGTATCTACGGATACTAGACCTCAGCAGAGCATTCAGCAGAACACATCTAGTAGACTTGAGGAACAGCTCAGGGAGGCATTCGGAGGTAATAATGGATTGACTTTCAAATTCTAACGCCTAAAAAAAAGAAATCATGGCTATTACGGTTACAAACAACGGAGGTAACCCAGGTCCTAAAGGGATTAACAACTCCGTATTTAACAGACTAGACCCAACGAAGTACACTTCGTTGCACGACTTTATCGACGAGGTAAACGCTCCAGACATCAGAGCCAACCTCATCAAAACTTTCGGTGACCAGGGTATCACTGGCTTTCTGAAGCTCACAGGTGCTGTCAACAGCGCAGGTACTGCAGACGAAGTCACGTACTGGGAAGAAGCTAGACTCCACCAGTTGCAATCTTGTGACGCTGACGGTGGCGGTTCTGCTATTGCCGCTGGAACGACTGAAGTCACTATTGATGGCATGCATGCTCAAGGGGGTTCTGGATATGATTCAGATGCTGAGGATGCTACTGTAAAGGCTCTCGTAGTTCGTAAGGGTGATATCGTTTTGCTCAATGGCGCTGACCGCTTCATTGTTTCAACGGTAACTATTAACTCTACTACAGGTGTTGCTTCTGCAGAACTTCACTCATTGGTTTCTGGAGGTACTTCCGCAGAGATTGCTGACAATGCCGCTCTTTCATTGCCAATCGTTGGTAATATGTTTGAGCAGGGCACTGACCAGCCAGACCGCTACTTGGAGTCTAACGTTGTTAAGAGAACCAACCCATACGCTATCGTTAAGGAGGTGTACAAGGTTACTGGTTCACAGGCAACGAACATCGGCTACGTTGACCTCGGAGGAGGTGACTACAGATGGTACTTGAAGGGTGAGGGTGATACTCGTCAGCGCTTTATGGATAAGCGTGAGATGACTCTCTTGCTTGGACAGAAAGTCACCAACACTACTGATACTGAGGTTGCATCTATCGACGGTACTGAAGGTTACTTCGCCGCCTTGGAGGACAGAGGTATGGTTACTTCTGACTTGATTGGCGCCACTACCACCGACTTCGGTGATATTGATGCGCTCATCACGCAGATGGATAAGCAGGGATGTCCAGCTGAATACGCTATCTACGCTAACACTGCTCAGATGTTGGCCTTGGATAACATGTTGGCTAACGGTGGTACAGCAGCCTCAACATCAGGTTTGGCAGCTAACTACGGTGCATTCAACAACGATAAGGACATGGCGTTGAACTTGGGATTCCAGTCATTTGCTAGAGGTGGATACACCTTCCACAAGCACAGCTGGAAGCTCTTGAACGACCCAACCTTGTTGGCTGGTTCAGACTACAAAGGTGTTTGCATTCCTTTGGCTAACGTAACTGACGCTAGAACTGGTACGAAGGCTCCAGCATTGGAGATGAACTACAAGGCTGCGGGAGGTTACAGCAGAGAAATGGAGCACTGGGTAACTGGTGGTGGAGTTCTCGGATTCAACAACAACGGTAAGGACGTTGCTGAGTTCAACTACCGCTCAGAGTGCAACTTGATTACTCGCGCTGCAAACCAGCACGTATTGATTAAGTAATCTGATTTGTAATTGGGAGGGGAGAAAGGCTCTCCTCCCTCTTACTTCTGACAATAAAATTTATTATCATGGAAAATCAAACTGTTAAGAGAGGGCGTCCAGCTAAGTCTGCGCCTAAGGTGGCTGTTGAGACGGCTGCTCCGAAGGCATCGAAGCCTTCAATCAAAAGAAGTATTCCTAATGAGGAAAATCGCCCGTCAGCGTTTGTCACTGTTAACGGCGCAGGCGGTATCGTACTTAAACTCAGAAACTCAGGGCTGTCGTACTACGACCCCGAAACGAAGCAGGTTAGACAGATTAGATATGCTCCACTAGAGCCATCTGTTTTTGTTGATGAGCAATCAGCCTCTCCCGTTATTGAGCAAGTCTTTATGTATGACAAGATGCTCGTCGTGCCTCTTGAGAAGCCAAACTTGAAAAGATTCTTGGAGCTTCACCCAGACAACCAGGCTAATGGCGGCACAGTATTTAAAGCTCTTGACAACAAGAAGCCAAAGGTTGATGAGGTCAACAACGAGTTCTTGATTCACGATGCCGTTAGCATTGTTAAGAGCAAGAGCGTGTCTGACTTGTTGCCACTGGCTATGGCTTTGAAGATTAACATCGACCAAGACGACCTGTCTGTTAAGCGCGACATGGTGCGTTACGCTCGAAGGAATCCACAGAAGTTTCTCGACATGACAACCAACCCATTGGTTGAGGTAAGAAGCTCTACGTCCCAAGCATTTGACTTCAATATCGTTAGATACAACGGAGGTGCTATTGTTTGGTACGACACGAACAAGGTTATTGTCACAGTACCTACGGGGCAAGATGCTTCAGAAACTCTTGCTAGATACTGCATGACAGACCAGGGAAGTTCTGTACTTTCCGAAATAGATAGGCAGCTTGCAGAGATTGCCTGACATCGCGTGTGAGGCAGTAAGGGGGAGTGGCCGAAAGGCCCTCCCCTTTTTCTTTATATTTGCTTAGCCCAAAACAATCGAAATGATAAGCGTTAAGAGAATATATGAAGTGTTGAAAGACCTCGCCAATAAAGAGCAGCGGGGCTTTGTTAGCCCGTCAGAGTTCAACACGATGGCTCCTATCGCTCAGACCGCAGTGTACAATGCTATGTGGGCAGAAGCCGTAGGGGTTCAACAGCTGGTTTCTACAGGGAGGGACGGTCAGAGGGCGATGTCTAAGGAGAGAGATGTTAAGGAGGATTTGGCTGCATACCTCAGGTCGGAGACACTGGACAGACAGAGTGACTTTAAGTTTCTTTTCCCAGACGACTACTACAAGATTGCATCTGCAAAAACGTATGGGGATGTGCTTATGAATACTGTGACATCAATTCCTATTGAGTTGGTATACGATGTACATAAGCTTGACTACATGTTGCAGAGCCCGCTATCCGCGCCCACTGCGACCAAGCCAGTAGCCTTCGTTGCAGATAAGATTGAACTCTATCCTAAGTCTATCAGAAAGATTGACTTGAGATACTATAAGATACCTGAGGGCGTTACTACAGCGGGTGTATCGTCTACGTCACAGCCTCAGTACAACTTTAATACTATCGGAGGTGATGAAGTCTTTGATGCATCTACTAGCATCAACTTTGAGTTGCCAGAAGACAGGGAGGATATGCTCGTCGTTGAGCTTGCTGGCATGATTGGCACAGCGCTAAGGGATGCAGCACTCGTTAACTATGGAAGACAAAAGTAATGGCACGTAATCTAGTAACAGTATCAGAAGTTGTAAGTGACTTCATCATGTCTCTAGAGGGTGATGATTTCGCAAAAAACATATCAGATACTCTGGTTCACAACTACGCTCTTCGCGGCATTCGCGAGATGGGCTTTGACGTATTGCAGAGGGTACAGTCTATCAAGCTGACAAAGAACAGCAACGACACTGTAGACCTGCCAGATGATTTTGTATCTCTTGTTAAGGTTGGGGTTATCGGTTCCGATGGTCTGCTTTACGTGCTCGGTGAGAACAAGAACATCAACATGTCTCGCAAGTACAAGACGACTGCGGGAGGCACTTTGATTGACAGCGACGGAGATGGTGTTTATGACAGGGAGGACGCTAAGGGTTCTCCTAGCAGCGCAAGAGACCTTGACGACCATGTAGTCTTCAACAACTACATCTATCAAAACAATGTAGGGCAGCTGTACGGCTTCGGCGGTGGTAAGTATAGAGGGGAGTACAGAATGAACTACGAGCAGAACAGAATCGAGCTTGCTCTTGACAGCGGATACAGCGAGATTGTTATTGAATACATCGCTGATGAGGCACGTAGCGAGAACCCAACAGTTCATGTCATGGCTGAGGAGGCTCTCAGAGCATATATCTATTACAAGATTATAGAGCGAAAGAGCAGCGTTCCAGGCAACGAAAAGGCTAGAGCTAGGGCTGAGTACTTTAACGAGCTTAGAAGGGCTAATTCGCGCTTAAAATCATTCAGTAAGGAGGATGCTCTGCAGGTTATTCGTAAGAACTTCAAACAAGCTCCTAAGTACTGATGGCTATTGATAAGCTTATTCCGCAATATCTCAACACCGATGATGACGAAAGAATCCTCAAGGTATATGAGATGGTTGATGCACTCAACATCAGAGTCTCTCACGAGGATGATGGAGACGCTGGTGTAGTCAAGAACGTAGAGGGGAATACGTCTATATCTCCAAAGAATGCATCCGACGCTATTCCTGCGTCAGGGATAAACAAGGTTATCGGCGCTGTGGGCTCAGAAGCGTACAAGTGCATATACTTCTTTTTATATAACGGGAACGATGGCCACGGCATATACAAGTACACAGCGCAGGCAGACGCTGATTCAAACGACACCTATCAAAAGGTTTACGAATCGCGTAGTCTCAACTTCAATATGCAGAGCTATGTCTCTGCTGACCTCATTGTAAACCAGCAGGGCGAACATTTGCTGTACTTCACTGATGACAGGAATGAGCCTAGAAAGATAAACGCCACTAAGGCGCTATCTGGCTCATATCCATCAGAGTTCACTGGCGGTTCAGATGATGAAAAGGAGTTGTTCCTGACGGTGTGCAAGCAACCACCATTAGAGCCACCCACCTTTGTCTTCAACAGCAACGCCTCGATAAAGAGGAACCAGCTACACAATAAGCTGTTTCAATTTGCTTATCAGTATGTGTATGATGACGGTGAGGTTAGCGCACTATCCCCATACTCTAAGATTGCCGTAAGCCCTAACCACTTGGCTTTCAACTCGTCTCAAAGAAACCTTTATGAGACGAACAATAACGAGATTAACATTTACGTTGACTGCAACAAGGGTCCAGTAGATAAGATTCGCCTCTTCGCTAGGGAGGGTCAGAACGGATACTTTGTAAGGATTGACGAGATTCCAAACAATCGCGAGGTAGACCAAGAGATTGTTACGTTTAGAAACGACGGTATCTATAACCAGCTTGACGAGAATAGTGCGAACAAGCTCTTTGACGCTGTCCCTAGGCAGGCAGCTGCCCAGACGTTCTCAAACAACAGATTGTTTTACGGGAACTACCTGGAGGGTTTTGACAACGTAGACACAGAGTCGATTCAATACCCAGTATATAAGAATATTTTCCTGCAGCCTGAGGTAAGGTCAAACATAGGTGGTACTTACAACACAGGTTTTTTCTATGATGTCGCCGCACTCCAGTTAACTGATTTTTATACCAGGACAGCAAGCGGTATTGGTAGTTCTTTTGAAGACTTAAGGTATCTAGAGCTAGGAGAAACAATAGAACCTCTTACCTCTAAATATATCCCTACTGGAGACTTCACAAATGTTCAGCAGACATTCTCGTCTAATGCGCCTATTGGCTTTCAAATTGACACGAGCCAGATTCCTGAGAATGGATTTGAGGTTGCTTCAACAATCCTGCTGTCATACTCGATGGATGGGGACAGTATAGGGTTTTCGAATAATACGCTTCATTCGGTTGACGCGGACACCCATGATTATGAACTAACATCTTTTGATGTAGATATAACCCTAAGGGAGGGAGACACAGTTGTCAGCGGTAACGGTATGCCCGCTCAGATTTCAGTTCTTAATCCAGCTAAGTTTGCTAGGAAAAACAACCTGGGCAACTATAAGGCGATACATAATTTTGACAGACAAGGGTGCTTAAACAACCTTAAGATTACTGGGGGAATGGATATAAGTGCCGAGGTGGAAGTCCCTGCTGGCACAAACAAACAGGGTATTGTTGACTTAATTGTACAGGCGATTAATCTTCACGCACCCCTTTCTGTTGGGGTGCACTCTGGCGTCAAGAGTGGGGATGATATCGCAAATGACCTTTTGAGTTATAGCGCTGGTGATTTAAGCAATCATCTCTTAGCCTTCAAAGCAGATGATAGTGCGTTGAAATCCGCTGATATCTCATCGAATTATTTCTTGGGGGTAGGTGAAGATACTGACCGACCAGACATTCTGTTTGTCGAGTGGGATGGTGTGTTTACAATGACACCATCTGCAAACTACGTTGCAAATCAAGACCACGTATTCGTTAGTCTCAAAACATCAAGCGTAGACCTGGCTGCGGTAGGTGCCGCAACATTTGCCGTCAATCAAAATATTTTAAATATCATTACGCCAACCACGAGCAAGTTTGCACCAACGTCACATCATACCGACGGTATCGTGACTGGATATGTGTTTAGCGCTAGTGAGATTGACTGTGAGATTCACACAGCGGATTTAACCAGCAATGGTGACGGCCTCCCATTTAAAGATATCGTTGGAAGTGACGCAACATTCCTTACAACAATTAGAAACGTTAATGTTTCTGGTAACGGAGCCATCGTATTCAACGACAGCTCAGTAAGTGCAAACAAATCGTTTAAGTCTGGTGCTACTCACGAGTTCGGCATCGTTTACTTCGACAATAGAAACAGAAACGGAGGGGTTCAAAAACTAGGTTCTGTAGAGGTCGCACCGCTTGGCAGCAGCAAGAGGAACGGTAGGAACGGTACGTGCGAGATTGATATCCGTCTGTTGCACGAGCCCCCAGAGTGGGCTGAAAGATGGGCGCCTGTATACTCTACAAACACGACGTATGACACGTTCCTTCAGTTTACTGTAGCTGAAGCGCTGTTACCTAACCTCACACTGTTTAGAGACATTTTGTCACCAGTAGATACGGACGACGAAAACGATTCTTTGCGTAATAGCAGACTTATAAACTCATCTATTGGTGGGGATATTCGTTCAGCCATCTTCTTGTCTATGCGGACTCTTGAGGGTAAGAACAATTCCTACAAGGAGTTTAAGGGTGGAGAGATTGATTATCAGTATCAAGAGGGTGACATCTTGAGAATCGTTTCATATGTGAACCCTCAGGGAGAAACAATTTACCCAGACGGAAAAGAGTTTAAAATTACAGGGTATAACTACTTCATAGACAATGACGAGAACCCTCTTCAGGTATCTACTACATCTGTAGCCACTGTTGGTGACGATGAGGGTCAGGAGAAAGATGATGTATACAGGAGGACTGGTTGGTTCTTAAGTATTAAGGATAACAACACTACCAACTTTAATAGAAGCAGCGTAGAGAACGCAACAGACTTTTTCAGTCAGAAGTGTGTCATTGAGATAATGAGGCCAAAGAAAAAGATTGAAAACCCTGTATTTTATGAGATGGGGCTGTCGTATCCTATCGTGGAGGTTAGCTCAAGAAGAACTCACGGAGGAGACAGGTCCAATAGCACTATCACGGGGCTGGAGTGTAAGGTTCTAAACGCCAACTACTTTGAGTCTGATACAAGATTCTACGTTGGAGATAAGGTCGTATTTGACCACTCTGTTGCTCAAGCAGATATCAACCAGAACAATTTTGTTTTCGTTGCTGGGGTCGCGCCGACAGGAACATCATACAGATATTTCGTCGATTCAAGTAATCCGTTCGCGCCTGCGTCATTTAACCTCACGTATGATAGCTGCTACATTACATCTAGCTATTTGACGGCAAACGGAACATTCCCTGGTGTTGTCACAATCAACGAGGGCGATGTATACATGAGGCAGAGGGAGATGCTTGTAAATGCGAAAACTCCATTTGCTCCAATAGCTGCAGGTATAAACGACAGGGTGTATAGCCCAGACCAGCCGAGGAAGCAAGACTACACTACGTTTATTGTCGAGGATGACAGGGCTAGTGACTTCTTTGAAAGTGATGCTAAGTCCTTTGGTCGCGCTCATATTGAGACGCCAGACCAAGAGCGTATAAAGAGAATATCCTCCATTACGTACAGCGACCCATTTGCGTTTGATTCATCGCAACTAAACCTGTCGTCATTTAATCCGAATCTGTTCCCGTACTACGACATGCCATCGAAGCACGGTGAGGTTACGTCGCTGATTGACGGTAACGAGTCAATCACGGTTCTTCAGGAGAGCAAGGTGTCTATCCTGCCTATCGGAAGGAACGTCGTCGAGATGAATGGCGAGAGCAACATGGTTGCGTCTACAAACGTGATAGGCACCCCAACATTTATGGCGGGGTCTTATGGGCCAGGTAACTCCCCAGAGGGTGTTGTTGAGCGGTTTGGGCAGGTGTACTTCTCTGACGTCAGAAGTGGTGTTGTGTGTAGGATTGACGGCAAGGGTATCACGCCTATCAGCTCAGAAAAGATGGAGTCATACTTCGAAGGCTTGTTTGGTGATGTCAACAATGCTGTCGCCAGACCTCGCGTCCCAAGTGGCTTTGACCCAGAGAACGGAGAGTACGTTGTCACAACAGAGGCAATAAGTCTGAACAAGATTGTTATTGATGGCGATACCATAGGGTATGGTCACTCGCCTATTGCGGGCACAGTCAACCCAGACCTTCAGGTATCCCCTAAGTTTGAGGACAGCTTGATTCTAACTTGGGGTACAGACCCGTTGGATTGGGACGAGAGCGCTTGGGAGTCGGACGCCTGTACACCAGAGTGGGATGATTTGCATTCAGGCACCATCTATCTTGATAGACTTACAGAGACCAATGGGGTGTATGTAGACCCTTTGTATATAGGTGAAACACAGAATCTAAGAGTGGACACTATTGTTGAGGGTCAGCTGTACCGTGGTAGTGCATTGCTTTCACTCAAGGACTACACCGTTGATTTCTGTACAACGCTCATGGATATCGTTAACGGCGGTACCGATACATTGACGATAACTAGCATTACCGACCCAGAGCAGGCTACCGTGGCTTGGGGACCAAGCGTACAGAAGTGGCTTACGTTCTACTCATTCTATCCAGAGATGTACGCCAACGTTCAGAACAGATTCTTCTCGTTCAAGAACGGTCAAATGTATTATCACAACAAGAATGCTACACGCAACAACTTCTATGGTACTCAGTACACATCTAAGATAGACCTCATCTCTAAGGCAAACCCAAGTAGCATTAAGCTCTACAAGGCAATGAGTCTAGAGGGTAACGCTAACTGGGAGACGACGTTATCTAACGAGACACAACAAACTGCTGTTATACAAAAGACTCACTGGAATGAAAAGGAAGGTTTGCGTTACGCAAACATACCTAGGGTTATTGATGAAGACCCAGGCGCGTCTACCGTTATATCATCTTCGGCTTACTCCGTAGTGGGTGAAGTTGCTTCTGTTGATTCTGGCTCTATAACATTTGTTAATGATATTAATAAGTCGCCTGTTATGACGGGTCCTTCATCTCTTATGTATGTGTGCCGAGATGGAGAGTCCGTTTGGACGGTTATAGCGGCCCTAAAACTCACGGGCGTGTCATCAAAAAATAAAGCTATAACGAACATTGACCCTAGTACACTAAGTATTGGGGCTGGTGACATCTTGGCAAATGCTTGTATAACAGGTGTTAGTGGAGACACTCTTAGAGGCTACTACACGAAGCTCTCTATGGAAAACGACGACACTACTGCGAAGGAATTGTTTGCTGTTAATGTAGTGTACGAACCATCACTCCTCCACAACGACGGAGGCCAACCTAATAATCAGTAAATTAGCAGCATGTTTGACGAATACGGCAATCCAATATATCAACCAGGGATTGAATACAAGACAGAATTACCACCAGAACTTGGTAATTTTACGCTGGGTGCAATACCTTCTCCACAGCCCTTGCCCCCGCAGCTGGCCTTTCATCCAGGGGGTCGAGTTGCAGATGAGGTTGCTAATCCTGCTATGGATAAAGCTTTTTTCAATAGAGGATTGATGGGCGGTATTCAGGAAGTCTTTCAAACTTCCCCAGCAATGGCGCCTGAAGACATGGCGTCTATGCAGGTCACGAACCAATACCTAAGACCAGACCCATTTATTGACCAAGGCGGGGGTATGAAGCTACAGGGCGCTGGCATGATGACTAGTGGTGCTCTCGGTGTAGCGGGAGGTATAACGGATATCATCCAAGGGACTAGGAACTTGCGTGATGCCAGAGCAGACCAAGCTTCCTCGCAAGCAGAGATTGATAAGCTTAAGGCGTCCCAGCCGTCGCTGTCTACTCCAGCTGAATATTATGAGGCTGTAAAGAACGCATACGACTCCAGACTCATGCAGATGAGAACGGAGGACATCAACAGAAACCTGGCTAACACCACAGCCGCAGCGGCGTCGTTCGGCTCTAGAGGTCTAGGTGCTTTGGCTGGCGCTACACAGGCGGCAAATAGAGCTCAAAGACAAGAGGTGCTGACACAGCAACAGTTGCAGACTCAGAACCTGCAGCAGCTCGCTCAGGCACAGCAGAACACTATCGACAGAAAAGAAGCTCGTAACGTAAGAGAGACACAATATGCTCAGTCACAGCTGGAGGCTGCAAAGCAAGCGGCCATGATGGCTCAACAGCAGCGTATGTCTGGTATCGCAAGCACGGTGGGCGGAGTAGCACAAGCAGGTATGGGCTTCGGCGCACTGCGCACAGGAAATCAGCTGCTTGATATGGGGGCCAACATCGCTGGCCAATCGTTTAAAAAAGGTGGTAAGGTTCAGAAGACGCCAGGTAAGTTCTCTCATAAGGAGAACGAGATGGCTGTTGTAACCGAGGACGGAGAAGATACTGGCATCAGAGTTACTGGTGGTGAGTACGTGCTTAACCCAAAACAAGCAAGGGCTATTAAGATGTTGGTTGAGTCAGGAGACGCGAAAGCGCTTATGAAGTATATGGATAACCTTCTTGACGAACCTCAATTCGCATAACCATGGAATACAAGTTTGCATCTGACTACGCTAGAGAGGTCAGCGAAAAAATTCAAGGCGATATCGACAGAATCCTAGCCCAGAGAAGGGAGGCTTCTAATGCAGCCAAAGAGGAGGCTAGATATCAGGAGCAGAGAGAAAAGATGGACGACCAGCTTTACGGGTACACTAAGACATCTATGGAGGTGGCTCCGTCTGGTCTTGAGGGTCATTACGTCGATGGCGTTCAATACGCTCTTGATGAGGTGCAGAAAGCTTCAACTCAGCACAAGCTTAACCCAACTGAGGCTAATCGCTTAAAGATGAATCAGGCTAGGCAGCAGTACGAGAATATCAAGAATGTTGCCACAGCTAAGGGGGCTCAGAACTACCAGACAATGGTTTCTATTCGTAACGGCTCGATTAAGAACCTAGCTAGTCGTGACGGTATGTCTGGTAAAGACTACGCAGAAAAACAGTATAGCGAGTACACCCAAGCTCCTTCATGGCAACTCTCAGAGGACGGTAAGCTTATGATTATGCAAGAGGATGGTGGTCTAGTAGACTGGAATACAACTAGATACGCTGACTTAAACGATGTTTTCGTGCCTCAGATAAAGGCGGAGGAGAGTGAGTTTATGTCTGACAAGATGGCTGAAGCGCTGTTTAAGAATAGGTATCAACCGAAAGAGAGTGATTATACCCTTAAGGATTCTGCCACTCAACTTCCAATAGGTATTCTCGACAAGGACAAACTATACGCCGACCTTACTGTCGCCATCAAAAGAGAAGGTATTTCGAATCCGCAGATGTGGACTGCGGCCTCCCTAGAACAGAGTAAAAGAGAAAATCCTGGTAGGGGTGATATGACCCCTAAAGACCAAACCGACGCCCTGGTCGCGTTCAATACTGATTTTCAGCAAGATTATTTCAGGCTAGAAGACGACAGTTTTGTTGGGATTACGGAAGGCGCGTTCAACTCCGAAGGTGAGTGGGTGTTTGAGGTAAATGATGATTTTGTCAAGCAATCAAATAAACCTGAAAAGGAGGGTATCATGGCGTGGAGGACAGCGTATAAAAATTACGTTGAGGACATTGCGCAAGGCGTGGAGGACCGCATAACTCCTACGAACCAGCTGTCAACAATTATGCAAATACAAGAACGGGAGGAACGCAACGCAACGGCTGCTGCTATAAAGAATCAGCAAGCTCAACTTAAGGCTCAAGAGGATACACAAGCACTGCTAGATGAAACCTATGGCGTTCGAAAGTTTGACGACAATGGCACAGATATGTATTCTGTAGATATGCCAGTAGGCGCGTTGAGCATAACCGTCCCTCAGACCGACGCTGATGATAACGCATACTCTTATAGAGATACTAACATCGTGTCCGACAATATTGCTGGTTTGAGTAATGTTGCTGTTCAAAACATTATTTATGGTGACTATAACGGAATGCCATACCCGCTCGCCATTGTGCTTAATTCACAGAAGGGGGTTAGCGGCAGTAAATACAACCAAACCAAATCATCTACTAAAGAGTATACTATTGAAAGCACTGATGATGCGTTTGCAGGTATATGGCAATCTATAAAGAACAAGCAGAACGTGTATAAACATTTGGACGCTGTACCTGTAAAAATTTATGCGTTAGAAAAAGGCATCATAGATGAAAATGAGTTTGGTTCTGGTGGATTTGATTATGACAAAGCCGTAGAGGCATCTAGACAGATGAATGCGTATGGAGCACTGCCCCCGTACCTGAGACAATAAATCGTTGAGTAGCTATTCATATCTTTGTTTCTATGGAAACAAAAGAGCAGTTCCTTGAACGCTACAATGCAGCTGTCGCGGCTGGCGCCACACAAGCTGAGCTTCAAGCAATGATTGATGAGTTTGAAGCCTCAGAAGCGGGGCAGAAAGCTAGGGAAGAATACGAATACCTCAACCCTCCTAAGGAGAAAGTCGATGAGTATTTAGAATTTTTAAATTCTGACCTTCAAGACGAGGAGTATGTGAATAATTATCTTACTCCCAGTGTCCCTATTCACAGGGGCTGGATGGACATGCAGACTGGGGATTTGAAACAGGACCGTGATTTAGATATGAGCCCTGCGTTTGTTGCATTACAGGCATATAACTATACATCTAAAGAAGCAGATGTATGGCATACTAGTGGGGGTAACATAGCGGACAAAGAATTTGGCTCTGAGATGGAAGATTGGTACGGTAAGCAGTTTGTTGAGCAAAACCGTACATACAACAAAGGAGCCTTAGACTATAAGTACGACAATAACCTTTCGGCCTCAGAAAATAAATACTTAGAGGAAAGGCATTATCAGAAGCTGCGTTATACCGCTGCTATGTCTCCATTAGGTTGGGCTGACGTGGCCAAGGATTTAACCGATGATAAGAAAGAGGAGTTGACGTCGCAAATTGTTACAAATCTTATAGAAATTGACAAGGCTTACAATGAGCGGCTAAAAAATCCAGATGAGTATGATGACTACATGCTCACTCCAGAGGAACGTTCAGAATTCTTAGACAAGCAATTAGATTATTTTTCGATGCTTGGAGTTACTCTTAATGATGAGGCTTATGATGATTTTCAAAAGGAGTATAAGAGACTTAACGATTATCGTAAAAAAGAACTGCTGGATAAATTCTCACTCAGCGAGCTATCAAACAAGATTGAAGAGAGGCACCTAGCTAAAAAAAGAGTTAATATTGACAGCTGGGATTCTGAGTATGTAGAGCTCTATGGGCTTCAAAAATATAAGTTGAGCAACATGGTGCCTGAGGCCGTGCCCAGCACTACACTACCCTTTTTATTTTCTCCTTCCAAAAAATCATCCGTTCCGACTCAGGAAAATAGAATTGTATTTAGCCCAAATAAAGAGTATGATTTTGGTGATAAGACGATTAGCGGGGAAGAGGCTATGCTTCTTCAAGAAGTAGGAATAGCTCAACAAGAGGGGCTGGAAAGATTTGTACGCGCTCATTTCAGCCAAACGTACTACTACAAAGCACTGCATCTTATTGGCGGGTTGCCATCACAGGGAAACAACGACCCTGCATCTTGGTTTAAACCCGACTCCAAGTTGGACGCTAATAGGCAGGATTTAATTGACGTAATAACAGAAAAGATTAATTCTGATTCCCCTTCGGAACAGCATGAGGGTTGGTTTATGCTTTTTTTAGGGAGCGGCGGTGAGCATAAAAACCCTGAGTTTACGGGCTTCTCTGCTGAAACAGATGAAGAAAGAATTATTCATTTGCTTAACGCATTTAGCAACTCCAACGACACACAATTATTCAAAGCCTTTCGTAATGGGTTTGACGGAGGTGAGGGTTTTACCTATGAGCCAGAAGGAATAATGGCGATAGACAGGGGGGTTTCAGTGCCTGAAGCTATGGCGCAGTCGCTATTTCCTGACGAAATGTTTCACTTTGGATTTGAGGCATACGTCGGCGGCGTGGGTTCATTGTTTTCTGGTAAAGATTTGCATGATAAAGCAGGGCAGCTAACAGTCTTTGCAAACCAATTAGAAAATGTATATCCAGACATCCGAGAAAAAGGCATATCGGCTATACCCGACTGGAGCTATAAAATTACGAAATCTGGAAGGACTGATAGGGAGCATTTTCAAGAAACTATGACTAGGATAAGGTGGGAGGGTATAAGCGGTTTGGAGGATATGGCTGTGGAGAATATAAAGACTAGAGCATATGCGTATGCGTCTGAATACATGGGGCCTAAACTTAGGCGTACACTGGGCAAAGATTACAGTCAATCCAAGCTTAGGGAATTTGAACAAAAACTATATCGAGAATATGATACCCCAGCAGACTTGACTGGAGATGGGTATTATAATGAAAACAAAGAGGGTTGGGATGGATTTACAGAAGCTTTTGGCGGGGAGTTTGGGCGAGCATGGCGACAGTCATGGGACGGTATGGCAACACTGACTGAAAATACTCTTGTCCTAGCGGATATTATGCCAGAATACAGGGCAAAGTCAAATCAAAGGGCACGGCAAAGAGGCATAGACGCCATAACAAAAGAGCTTCGTGTATCTACTAGGTCGCTTAGCGATAAGTTTAACTCTGGCGACTTTACTGGATGGATTACAGATGTAGGCACACAAACGGGTGGGTCGATTCCAATGATGGGTGCGGCGCTGGTTACTGGGTTTGTAACAAGAGGGAACTCAAAAGCCGTTGCTGTAGTCACTTCCGCCATGGGTGCCGCTAGTGTTTATTCTCAAAACAAAGACACTGAATGGTTTAAAAACTTATCTGGCGCAGAGGCAACGGGATTTGTACTTAGTAGTGGTATAGCAGAAGGTTTGCCAGCGTTGGTGGGAGCAAAGATTTTTTCTGGCCAGGGCTTTCTTGCAAAAAGGCTTGCCAGTACGCCGATGGGAAAGGCGGTTATGTCGGGTAGCGGGAAACAGGGTTTCTTGGGCTGGACCAGGGGCCTGATTATTGGAGCTGGGCTAGGCGCTACTGAAGAGGCTTTGACAGAGGGCGTTACCGCTGGGTGGCAGTACACGGCAGAAAGATGGGCGAAAAATCAAGCAGGGGAATACGCTACTTGGAACTATGATGACTGGTGGGCAGCCGTTAAAGAAGGAGCTCTTGCTGGTCTTGGCATGGGTGGTGTTTTTTCTGGAACTGGTACTCTTGTTCGAACTGTTTCAACTAAAAGTCTTGGTTCATTAAGAACAATAGCACAAATAAAAGAGCTGCAAAATCAGTACAGCCAGGCGGAATCAAGGACAGAAAGAGCGGCTATAGGTAGAAAAATTGTTGACGCTGTAGCGGCTCACACAAAGAATACAGAAAGACGCCAGGCTCTTATGGAATATCTGGCTGAGACTGATGACGCTAAATTCAACGAACTCGTTAATATTCATAATGAGGTTGAGGTTTTAGCGGAAGAATACTCTAGGTCTGATACCAAGAGAAGGAGGGAAATAAATAAAGAATTAAAATCTCTGCTGAATCGAAGGGCAGACATCGAAGGAGAATTAGACTCAGCCCTACAGACGGACGCAGCTTTAGAGGCTAGGGTACTAGGCAGGGAGGCCAAGAAAGCAGGTGAGAGGAGAAGAGATTACGGGGGGTTGTTTGAAAAGGGAACGGGAAAAATTACAGTAGATAAAAGCAACCTTGGTGCAGTAGCTAAAATCATTGAGAAGCTCACAAAACTTGATGTAAGCCCATATAGCATTATGACTGAGGATGGCCGTGCTGTCGCGGCTACAACAGGAGAAAGGATTGTTAAGGGTATGCAAAACGCCTTAAACGTGGTCAGGGCACTGTCATCGCTTGGGGATTTTGCTATAGAGATGTATCGTGATTACGACACCTACATCAATGACCTTATGGAGGAAGGTAGTGTTGTCGACGAGGCTACGGGTGAGACTCGTAAGATGACGAGAGAAGAGGCTCAAAATGCTGCTGGTAGAGGAATGTGGACTGGCTCTGGAAAGATTAAGCTGTTCTTGCCAGCGATGCTTGAGAACACCGCTTATCACGAAGGGTATCACGACTTTGTTCTTCAGACGGTTGGAGAAAAGGCGGCAATAGGATTAGCTAAAAAACTATTTCAAGCCCTCCCTAAAAACCTAGTACAGAAGTACGGTAGCTTCTTAAGCTCCTATGGCTCTGGGATGGGCAATCTTGTTAAGATACTTGAAAACAAGAATGTTAGCGACGCCGACAAGCGTCAAGCTGCAGATGAATTCCTTATGGAATTTTTGTCTGACCTGTCTGCTGGAAACGTTTCTATTGAAGTCCAGAAGGGGATTATTCGACAGTTTATGGACTTCTTGGCTCCACACCTTGGTCGGATTGGAATTAAGGGTATACCAGACGCTAAGATTTCCGACGTAGTGAAAGCCATCAATCAGCTAACATCTGAAGTAGCTGAAGGTAAAAGGCTTGAAGGCCAAAAGGCTTTGTCTACTGCCGTAGCTAGAGCTGGATACGCAACGATGACAGCAAAGATGGGTATCAGCGTCGATGATGAAATTGAAGAAGGCTACGACCAGGCAAAGGCGCAAGCCATGACGTCTAAAGATTCCGACGAGAGCGGTAAAAAGATTGACGCCACCCTTATGTTCCTAGTCGGCAAGTCAAGAGTAAGCGGTAGATATCCTATTAGAAAGAGCTTCAACAGCAACCAGCACATAGAGAACTTCATTAACTATATGGAGGAGAGGAAAGGCTGGGTGTTTGATGAGATGTTCATCAATAAAGGTGAGTACGAGGGTAGGGAGTTCTCAACAGACGAACCCGCTGTGCAGCCACCAAAACCAAAGGCTACTCTAGTGCCTACGGATTCTGATATATACAGTGTTCAAGCATACGACTTTGAGGGCTTTGTGGAGATTATGGATAAGGCTCTTGAGAAGAGAAAGGAGCTTAGCATGAACCTCGGAATTCAAGTAGACCCGTTGACCGTAGAGGATATAAAACAAATCAAAGAGGAGGGCGGTGTTTTGTATATGACCATAGACAATAAGGCTGGCGCCTATATCAAGCGCGATGGTTATATGGGCGGCTTGTTTAAGGACCCTGACTCAAGCTACCGCTCTGTAGCTAAGGCTATGCAAGACAAGCGCAACGGCCTCGCTAAGAATTCTTGGGGCATGAAGTCTGCGTTCATGAGCTCGTATGCTACAGACCTTGAGAGGCAGTATGTTGAGAATGGATGGAAGCCTGTAGCTAGGGTAGAGTTTAATCCAGATTATGCACCAGAGGGGTGGGATGCAGAAAACTCGCCGTTGATTAATAAGCCAGACATCGTATTCTACGTCGAGGGCAAAGGAGAAGTGGGCGGAGGTAAGATGATGGATAGCTATGACGAAGCTTATTCAGCAGCAAGAGACCTTGCTCAAAAGGACAGCCCAGCATCTAAGGCTCAAGCTATGCCAGACGCCTCGCTGCAAGAGGATGCTACCGTCTCTTTTGAGGATGCTTCAGGCATCACTCCTGCTATGCTGTCCAGTAGAGCGGGCGAGCTTAAGCTACCTGAATCTCAAAGACAAAAAAGAAATAAGGTTGTTACAGGTGTTCTCAACAAGTATGAGCTTGGCGAGATTAATCAAGAGCAATATATCGCTGCTGTTCGAGAGAACATGCCAATCAAGGCTTTCGACGAGGTTCCAGAGATTCCTAGTCTATTAGACGTTGCCGCATCCCTTAAAACAAATCAAGTTAATAAGGGTATTATTGGCTCAAATAAGCAGGTGGAAGACGGTTATTACGTCGGTCTTAGGCTTGATGTTCCAGCATATAACGAGTATGACACATGGGTGGTGTCTGTACACCAGGGCAAAAAAGCAGAAGCTAGGACTCCCTACCTAGGAGGTAAGACTATCGGATATGGTCAGACAGGGGTCATCACAAATGTCACCTTTGATTCAACACCTGTAGCGGCACTTAATATCGCAAGAAGCAAGGGTAAAACGACTATTGCCCGCATGTTTGGAGACTGGAGAAATGAAGACCCTAAGTCTGTGCGTGAACGTGCGATGGCAATCATGGAGGGACCAGAATACAATTCTGACTACAAGGAAATTGGTAAGATGGACGGATGGATTCAGGTTGGTATGAATCCGTTCAGGCACAGCTGGTTCTACGACAAGCGAGATGGCCGTCCGATTGCAGAGGCGTCTGAAGTTATTCAAATTGGGGCTCTTGTACTTGCCAAGGATGCGGTTAAGATTTCTGAATCTGATGAAAGGTTTAACGCTAAGAGCGCTGTCAGCGGCAAGACTATTAAGTTTCAACGTCCAGGCTCTATTGTCGACGATGTTAACAGTCTAGCTAAGACTGATAAGGTTGGCATCTTTGACTTCGAGTACTCTGCCAACACCTCTCAAATGGATGAGTGGATAAAGTCTGGGGTGGTAAGGCAGGAGGAGATGTCGTTTATCGAGGGTATGGATGTCTTGGCGCACTCACCAGACAACATGATGGTTGGTAGCGTGTCTGTTGGCGATAGAGTTATTGCAGAAAACGGAGGAGGCTTGTTCTATTCTGCTAGAACTGGCGACGTGTGGGCTGTAGCTGGTGAGAGTACTGGTAGAAACATGGCTAAGGAGCTCAATGAACTTCGCTCAAAATCTGAAAATGGTAAGGCATACATAGTTCTTATTAGTGGCAGCAGGGTGAAGCACGTAAGCTCTACTGGCGGTGTTATGTCATTTGCCGCTATTGGATTTGAGATGGTTGAACAAGGCATCATCACTAAGTCTGAACTAAAGGAGGTGCTTAGGCAAACCATTAAGGAAACAGAAGTAATATCTGAAAAGGCTCAGATAAGTGCTAATGAGGCAAGGGTTAAAGATGGTAAAAAGCCCAAGCCAATAAGGAAGGGTGTTAGAACGCTAAGCGACCTCACGGGTACAATGCAAGCATTGTTTGACCGTTTCTATGTTGAGTTTGCTTCCCCATATCAATCTACTTTTGAGCAGAGGAAAGCCTTTGTAGATAGATTTGCCACCAATCTAGGCGCCTTGGTTAAAAGAAAGGCCGACATGGGCGATGCTGAGTCAACGGGCCTAAAGGAAGCCTACAAAAAAATGTTTGGTATTTCAAACATGAATACGAACCAATTTGGCAGCACCATTAAGAACTTCTTCTTCGACAACTTCCAAGAAAAAATCTTGCAGGGTGGCCAGAAGGGTGAAATATATGCAGCTATTGAGGTATCATCTGACGTAGAGCTTGTAACGGACCCAGACCCAACAGCGTCTTACCCACTTAAACTCGTCAACACGGACCCCGATGCTCCAGCTCCAAAGACAATAGTCTTTAAAACAATGCGCCGAGTTGACGGCTCTATGATTTCTCGTAGCTCAAGAGCTATGGGTAAGCAGGTGGGTGATACATACATAAACAGCAAGGGTAAGAAGGCAACTATAACAACCACTGTCTTTGAGGCTATGAGTGGGCAGGGCGTCACCTCGTGGGGGCGCATGACTATGAAGGCTCCAGTACCAGTAGACGCTATCGCTAGAGAGGTGGTGAGCATGACTGAGACCCGCACCATTGGTGTTCGCGCCAAGGCCCAGGGTAATATCATGAAGATGCTTGCTGATGCGATTGATTCAACAATGCCTACTCCAACCATAGAGGTTAGACGTGGTAAGCTTATCATAAACTCTTCTAGGGCAGAGCTTTGGAATAGGAGCAGAGATGAGATTGTTGACATGCTTGTGGCTAGTGGTATGAGCAAGGAGAATGCCGTGGCACTGTATAAACAAGCTAAAGCCTACAAGCAAGGCAGGTTGGCGGGTAAAAACGCCGCCGACAAGAATGCCCGCAACACCTTAGGTAAAAGAAACAGGGAGCTTAGCTCTGAAGCTAAATCTTTAAAGAAAGAACTTCGTGAGCTTACTCAAAAGTCAGAAACTGTTGATGAGTTCTTGACGTTCGCCATCGCCCTCATTGATGAGCGCATGAAGGATAGGGGTAAGCAGCCGTTCTCAAAGAGAGAAATACAGCGGTTCTTTAAAATTGTTCGTCAGGCACATAGGTCGTCTTCAAAACGTATAGCTAAGGATGGAGGGGCTGAAGTGATGGACTCGTTTGTCGAAAAGATTATTGACATCTTTGATAAGCAGGATGCGCAACAGGCCATGAGGGATTACATGGCTTCAATTAGCGCAGCAAGAAAGCTTCAAGACAGAATTGCTAAGCTGACTAAGAGACGTAAAAGAAACGAGTCTCTTAAGTCTATAGGTTCATACGTAGAGGTCTTGAGAAGGCTTGCTGATATCAATCCAGCGATGTTGTCTCCAACAGACGTTATGGATTTTATTAAGACTTTGAACGCTGCTGTAACTTCCGTATCAAAAGTTAAGACTGAGTTTGACGCTGAGGAAGAGAGAGTTGTTGGGGTGGCTCCAAATCGCACCTCGGTAGCAGCATTAACGGCCATGGCCAATGACTTCAGGGCTCTCGAAGAGATTGGACGTAATGCCAGAATGGTGGCTAAAGCCGAGGCGGCTGCACAGAAAAACGGAACCGAGTTTGAGGAGGAGTATTCAAAGCTTATCAAGGCAGAGAGGCTTAAGCAGGTTAGCTCAACCAGAAAAGCTGTTCTTAAATACATCGAGGACAACCCTCGTGAAAACCTAGACGCATCCAATCCAGCCGACCTGGAGTATATCCTAGAACAGCTGGCTGAAAATAAAGCCCTACTTGAGGAGCAGTCAAAAGAAGCTATTATCAATGATGTGCTTCTCCCCATGATTGCTTTCAACCTTGATAGGCTGCTTGCCGATGAGCATATAGCAGAAATACTGGGTGTATACTGGGCATTTGATTATGACGTCAACGCTCTTTCTCGGCGACTTTCAAAGCTTGACAAGGTGACACTCGCCAGTATTGAGTTTAAGCTTGACGACTACCTGATGAACGACTCTACGATGGGTCTAGGTACTGTAGCTGCTAGGGTCAAGGGTAAGATAGATTATGCCGACGGCATTAAATCAAACTTGCTAGATAAGGGCATTGTTGCAACAGGCAAGCCACTTCTTGCTGCTCTTGACACCGTAGACTCTCTTATTAGATTCATGTTCAAAACAGACTCTAAGACCATAGCTAAGATTAGAGTTCTTATTGGTTTTGCCGCTATTGAGAGGTCGTTTGCTAAGGCTGATATGATTCATGCCATGACAGCGGACGCCATCTCCGATAAGATGAATGAGATTGAGGGTAAGAGATATTGGAAGCGCAAGAAGGGTAGTGTAAGCACTGTGTACGACAATGCTATCATGCAGATATTCTCTATGGCTAGGCAGATGCCAGTCCTTGAGGAGGGTGTCGAAGGTCAGAACGCTGCTGATTGGTTCTTAGCCCTTAGAGATGTTATGCTCAGAACGATTGAGCACAACGAGCAGCAGAAGGACGTATACTCTAAAAAAGATATAGCTGAGATGCGTCGGGCATATGAATTTCTGTTTGAAAATTTCGATGAAGATTTGCCAGCTAGTCTTGACAACCTCATGGGTAGAGTCGGTGTCTTTAGACCTGACCTTGTTGAGATGGTTGACTTTATGGTTGACATCCACTCCACTATGGAGGATATCTTCGCTAACTACGTAGAGAGGTATCTCGGTAAGACGTTGGTTAGAGAATCTCAATACACACCGTTCAGCGTCATGTCTAAGATGGAGCAATCCGCTGTTGATGATGCAGCGCAGCTTAGACAAGCGATGATGGAGGGGATGAGAACAGCAGCCCTGTCTAATGTAAAAAAGACAGCGGGCTCGTCATACGAAAGAAACCCAAAGAGTATATCTAGTAAGTCTAACATCATTGGTCTAAACTTCCTTAGTATCAATGAAAGAACGCTGAGAGAGAATACAATATTGTCTTACACTATCGGGGATGTAATGGCTTTGCAGTCAGCATTCTCTAGTGAAGAGATGACACAGCTCATCCCAGACAACGGAAGAAGAAATAGACTGCATCAAAAACTAATGCAGTATATATCTCAAGATATTGGGTCGGCACCATCGGTGTTTAAATCTAGATTTATTGTCAATGAAAGGGTTCCGTTCCTCGGCGGCAGGAGATTTAGAAACCCACTGCAAACGATAAGGATTGCCACTATAGTAAGAGCATTTGGTGGGGTGTTTGTACAGACGCTCAAGCAGAGTACTGTTCTTGTTAGTGTCATTGGAAACATGAAAAACCCAATGCAGTCCATTCCGTATTTGCTTCAAACGTGGGCTGAGATTTGGGCATACGCGGCCAGAACTGGCGGGTTTAAGGATTCTAAACTAACCCTTGAGGCTAATGGTAGATATCGACTATTGCAAAACTCTCCTGTCTTTTCGAGAGACTATGAGGCTGGTAACATCGACCCCTACACAGGCTCTATCGAAACCGAAACAAGTTGGTTTGTAAGAACGAGAGATAAGCTCGCTTCTTTGGCTCTTAAGAACTTGAAGTCAACGGATAAGGCTGCAGCTATTGCATCATGGTTCGCATACTATGCTGACTTCATGGTCTCAGAGAGTCTCGCCGAAAGCGTATGGGATATTGACTGGGAAGCTGAGGCGAACAATCCAAACGCAGAGGCGTTGAGCTATGCTGACACTATGGTTTCAAAAGACCAAGCAGCATCTACTGCTAGACAGGCAGCCGATGTGTACAAAGATGGTCGTGGATTTGCTGGTGCGGTGACTGCATTTGCTAGAAACATTATTCTTCCATTTGCCAGACACACCATTAATAAAAAACGAGCTATAGGTTCTGACGCAAGTAAGCTTCTATTTGGAAGAGACAAGAAAGCTAGGAGAGAGGGAGGTAAGAACATGGTGTTCCACATCGCGGAGCTAACAGCTTTCCAAGCTATAGGATATATTCTTCTACCAGCCTTAACTCAGTATGTAATGGGCCTCTTGGGTTATGACGACGAGGAAAAAGAGTCTGAATACAAAGACAACCCGTGGATGCGCGTGGGTGGCGGCGTGGTAAAGGACTTAGTGCCGCTTCCTCCTATGGGATACACTGACGACTTGATAACCGAAAACATAAACAGGTACTTCCTGTTCCCTATAGATTCTGGCATGGGGTGGACAGATGATGGCTATGATGATGGCTACGAGGCATGGAAGAACACATCTCCAAACGCCTTGCCTACATACCAAAGAAAATCAGACCTCTCCGCCAAGGGTGCTTTAAACCTTATGCTTGGACCGTATGGCCAGTTTGTAACTGACGCATACTACACGTATCAAAACCTTAACAACCCAGATAACAAGGTTATTTCTAAGTCAGGTAGAGAATACTACGTAAGGCCAGAAGATAAGGAGCAGATGGACACTCACTTTGCTTTAAGCTTCGTGTTGTTCATGACTCAAACGGCAGGGTTCTCATCAAAAGAACTTGACATGATTGTCCGCAAGATGGATGACCTGCCTCGTGAAAGAGCCTTCTCGTCAGAGGAAGAACTCATGGGCTATGAGTATCAGATGGAGTGGCTGTTGGAGAACAGCGATGAGAACAAGCAGTTCTTGAAGTTCTTTGAGGGTGGAGAAGGTTCGGAAGATGTGGACGCTAGAATTGAACAATACCTCAATAGTATAGCCGATGACCCTGACTCATCTCCTCAAGAAGTCAAAAAGGCTTTGACCAAAATAAAAAAGGGAGCTAAGACTGCAGATGTGGAGTTCTATATGAAGCCTATGGAGGGTTATTCAGAACACATCAGAGATATCAGGGGCATATACAGAAGCACATCCAACGCCAAGGAGTACGCTTCCGCTATCAACATCCGCAAGGAGATGATGAGCCCAGAAGAATTTGCTAACTTTAAGGCTCTATCCGATGTGTACATGTCCGCCATGAGTCCAGGTAGACTTGCTGAAAGCGAATACTATACTGCACACGGGTTGTCAGAAGACTTATCTAACTAAGATTTAAATGAAACTAGAAGTATTAAGATTTAGTAGCCAGAAAGACTCAACATCTGGCGCATTGTTTGACATTACTAACGGCAGGAAATTCCTGTGCTACACACTTGAAGATGAGAAAAGAGATGAAAAAGTTATGGGGGAGACTCGTATCCCCAGCGGAACGTATAGAGTTACGTTACGAACAGTGGGGGGCCACCACAGCAAGTATTCCCACCGCTTTAAGGATATTCATAAAGGCATGCTCTGGGTTCGTGACGTTCCTAATTTTGAGTATATACTTATTCATTGTGGGAACACTGATGAGCACACTGCTGGTTGCCTTCTGGTTGGAGAAACACAGTCGTCCAATATTAAAGAACCTAACGGCTTTATTGGAAGGTCCACGCAAGCGTATTTCGACGTTTATCCAAGGATTGCGGACGCGCTTGAAGCTGGGGAAGAAGTAACCATCACTTACATAGACTACGATGGAGAAGAAGATTAAGGATACTGGCTTAGGTAAGTGGCTCAAAGACAAGGCGCCAACGATACTTGATACGGTAGGCGAGCTGTTGCCTGATAAGGGCGGACTTGGTGTTGTAAAGAACCTGCTGGACAAGGACCCCAACATCAATCAAGACGAAGCTAAAGCCAGGATAGATGCTGAGATAGCATTTCAAGACAACGTAACGGAAAGATGGAAGGCTGATATGGGTAGCGATATCAAGCTCGCTAAGTACATCAGACCAGTTACACTCATCGCTCTTATGGCCATGTTCGTGCTCACGATGATAGCGGATTCCCTTGATAACTGGCCCTTTAACGTCAAGGACAGTTATGTATCTTTGTTAGAGATACTAATGCTAACATCATTCGGTGCATACTTCGCTGGAAGAACCATCGAAAAAGCTAGGACTAAATGAGACACGAAGAAGATTTTGACGTAAGCTTTCTTGACCAAGATAAACTCAAAGAGCAAGAGAAAAAGATTGAGTCAGGAGAGATTATCTGCAGCATTAAAAACCCTGAGGATTGTGAATCATGCAGCGGCTAAGGCTTACGTGGAAAAAGTTTATATGGGCACTCATACAGTTTAGCAAACACAACTAGAAAGACATGGAGCTAGGAGAAAACACAAGAGTCACGCTTGATATAAAGACTATAGTTATCATCATTAGCTTTATTGTCACCTCTGTCGGGATGTGGTATGCTATGAAGAGCGAGATTGAGCTCGCTAAAAAACTACCAGAACCAGAGATTGAGCGCACTGAATACGACCTCAAAGACCAACTCATAAGGGAAACTATTTTAAACACGCAGGAGCAAGTAGAAGCTAATGGCAAGAAACTAGACTTGATAGAGGGGCGGCTGTACGAACTCAGCACGGAAGCCAAAAGGAAATGAACAAGACTATTGCAATAATCGCAATCGGGGCAAGCCTGGCGGGCGCTGGAGCCGTATCCAAGGTCAGCAACAAACCAACATCTGAACCTATAGAGACTTCGGTTGAAGAAAACGTTGAATCAGACATCGTTGTTATCCAGATAAACGCGGACTGGAATAGGAGTAATACTAGGAGTGATTTGAGAGCACTTAGAGGCTGCGACTACAGATTTGCTTGGCTTGAGGACCAGCCATACGAGCTTAGAAAAACCATAACTTCCGTTCCTGTTGTCGTCATTTACGCTGATGACAGACCAGCGTATCAATATGCTGCTGGTATTAGCCTATCGCTTGACACTCCGTTTGAGGAGATACAGAATAAGGTTTACGAATTATCTGAGTAACAGCACACTTCCTGAGGATACTATATTCTCTTCTGACTCCCCGTGTAATGTCCACACGTAGACACCCTGAGAGGCCCCGACTCCGTTCCAGCATACAGACCTGAGTAGGTCTCCGATAAAGACTAGGTTGCCCCACCTGTCATATATCCTATACTCTAGCTTATCCCAGCAGTAGCTATCTGCTATTGGACAAAAGAGGTCATTAACACCATCATCGTTAGGTGTGAAATAGCTAGGCATATACACGTTGTAATCGCATCCCTCACAAGACATTCCAGTCACGCAATCAACAGTTGATATTGACAGCACGGTATCTGGAGACAGCTGGATATATTCAAATACCTCAACCGTGTCTGCAGGCAACTGCACATACACCGTATCACATGATGCTATCGGCGGCTCAAGAACACCGCATTTCCACGCCACCCACGCGGCCCATATACCATCTACTCCATGGTAGTAGTCGCAAAGCAGTTCCCCAACTTCGTATGGCGTCGTGCAATCAAGACAAGACCCGTCGTCAACCGTAGCCTCGTCGTTGTAGTTGCAAGAGTTAGGCCACATGCACCCATATATAACGGGTACTTCAACATAAACTGTATCTGCCTGAGCAACAGCTATAAGTGGCATCATAAATAGCGCTATCAAAGTCTTTCTCATAGCGCAAAGATACCCTTATTAGTCGTTCTGTTTTTTTATGTGCTCGTAGAACTCTGAGTCAATCTGCTTGATGGGGTGGATGAACTCCCTGTTGCAGTGCCTATTTATTTCCTTGTGCCTAGCCTTGCTATTCGTGATGCAGTTGTTGGCTGCCTGATAGGATGCGTTGGCCTTGAGAAGCGCGTCTATCTGCTTTCTCTTTTCTGGGTCTGTATAGTATGTCATGATTCGTAATCTTTGAGGTAAGCCCAAACCCTGTACGAGCTTATTGACCTGAGGTCTTTTAGGGTTATTCTTGTTACAACATCCGCCCTACCCTTTCTAGAATATCTCTTCCGATAGGCTTGACTCTTCTCGTCTACAGCGGTGTCGTCTATGTTTTTTTCACACCATTTAACAAGCTCGTCTCTGTTTACCACAGAGAAACCACCCTCTTCGGGCATGTCAAATGCGATGATACTTGCCATCCCATACATCCATCCTCTCTCTCCTTTAACGTTCTTGAACTCGCACCATATCTCGTCGGGCAGGTTGTTACCCTTGACGTCTACTGAATACTTCTTGCCGCTGTGGTGTAGCCAGAAGTCAATGTGGTGATGAATATCTTCTTTACTTCTGGACTTGTCGACCCTGAAGCCAAGGCTTTCTGCTGCTCTTTTAAATCTCACCTCAGCAACACGGCCTGTTGAGTTAGAATATTCTCGACGCTTGTTGCTTATAGTCATGACCTTAGTTCAATCTTACTAATGTATCCGTTGTGAATTTTATTGTCCTCCACAACGTTTTCTGGTGCCAACCACCCCTCTGCGTTATCGTCCCCGCTCGTGCTGCAAGGGACCTTTCTAAAGGACTTGTCTTCACACCAAGAGATAAGGGGCTCAAGATAAAACACATGAGCGTAATCGCCTAGATGCCTGCCGTCTATGTCGGTATGCTTCATGATATACACAAAGACATCGGCCTGACCGAGGCTTGAGTACAGACCACACCTCTCGTTCCTAGTCGTGCTCCAGCATTCAAGAAAGAGGTTGGGTGATTGCTGCCACGCTCTGTTGTGGCAATACATCCACGCCTTCTGGTCGTACTTGACTTCGAAGCGCATGCCGTTCTCTATCTCAAGGTCCCAGTACATGAGGTCGTCACCACGAATGGCGTCAGACCTAACTACAGTATGGTCCCTGCCTACGAGGTAGTCCTCCCACATCCTCTCCCCCTCCTTGCCATGAGCTAATGAACCTTTAAACTTGCTCATTATGCTCTTCGCATGCCGTCGTCACGGTATCTAGCTCGACGTTTATCTTGTTCTTAAACGACCTTACGAGGTCTAGGATTTCAATCCAGTTGGTTTTGGGCTCCCCGCTATGCGTATGCAATGCTTCGTACAGCTCAGTAGCCTCGCGCTGGATGTTGCTTGTGGATGAGAAGTAAATCTCACTTAGAATTTTTGAGTTCACGACAGATTGTTTGGATGGTTTCGTCTACTTGTTTCTTGTTCTTAGGTATGAAAAGCATGTAGTCCTCCATACCATTGTCAACCAGATACTTAAGGAACATCTTCCAGCGCAGTGGGAAGGTGTGCTGCGATGGCACGTAGCCCTTTGTCTCTATGATGAACTTATTCTTGTGCGACACAAAGTCTGGGGTGTATTTCACCTGCAGAACTGCGTTGCCTGTGGCGTTCATCAAATAGTCTTTCGACTTGGTTGACTTATAGTAGACGCCTGGATACCTGAATCCGTCCTGTATAACGAATGTCTCCCCCTCGTATACGAAATCGATATCGAACTCTTTGAGTTGGTCGTAGCAGTATGTCTCAAGGTTAGACTTCAACTGCTTACCATCCCTCCTGAGATTCCTGGTCTTGGCGGTCTTTTTTCTTGGGCGCGTGAGGTTTTTTCTAGCCTTCCTCATGATGCCCAAAAGTTTACAAAATATCCTGATGCATTGCAACCTGTTTACCAACAAGTTGTTCACCCAGTGGGTTAAAAAAGTCTTGGACAGGACCCTCTAAGTAGAACGCGCTGTGCGTCTGGTTGAACCTGAAGTATAGCGGCTCAGCAAATGGCGTAGGCTGCCCGCCTGTATCTGTCTCCCTGACCTTTCGTATATGCATCTCTGTCGTGAAACGTATGTTGGGGTCAATGTGCTGGACCTTTCTGTGCAGGGTGATGAAGCAGTCAGCCCTGTTCACCCACTTGCCACCACCCTCTGTGTCTTCAGCGTATGGCGCCCTAGGGTATCCGTCTTGGTCCTTCTGTCTCTGAGACTCAGTGACGCTATGAGCGTTCACCCATACAGCCACACCTAGCCTGTTGCTGAACGTCAGGAAGTCTGATGCCGCCTCGTAGTGGTACTCGTGTGAGTTGAGGTGCTTGCCCTTCATGCCGTCGATACGAAGGCTGTTGTAGGGGTCGATGAACAGCCCGTCAATAGGTCTATTCCTATGAATCTTCTCCGCATATAGGAGCACGTCGGTATAGCTAAGCACCTCGTCGTTTTTGATGACAACAAAGTGGTCCTTCACCCACTGGTATGCTCTCTTCTGCTCCTGAAAGTTCATGCTCTGTATGTGCTTGTTCAAGCAGAACTGCATGAGCTTCATCTTGATAGCCGCTGTAGTGTTCTCCGCGCTGTATATAACCCATCGCCAATCGTGGTTCATGCTTGCGCTGACCATCAGGAATAGGGTGAACGTAGTCTTACCTATGTTGCTGTGTCCGTTTATCATGACGAACTCCTTCTTAAATCTGAAGTTGTCATCAACTCTGGTGTTGCCTGTAGACAGACCGACCTCGATGTTGCCCTCTCTGTATCTGTCAATCCAGTTAAAGTCAGCGTCGTCTGAGGAGACGAAAGACATGTCGCCATCCTGCAGTAGAATCTCTCTGTTAATCTTCTCCTCGTCCTCAATAATCTCCTTGATGGGCATGGTCTTGCCATGAGCAATGCCGTCTTTGATGGTACGCTTTGCCAGCTCAAGGTCATCTACGTCGTGCTTCTCTATCTCACGATTTAAAACGTACAGAGCTACCTCCTCCTCAATCCTACCCGCCGCAACGTAACCACCTATGAGGTGAGCCGCTCGGATAAGAACGCTATGCTTCTCCCCATCGCTGGCCCTGTTAATCATACGTGCAGCTATGTTGAGCTTCTCGTAGTCCGTCTTGGACTGGATGTCGAGGACGTAGTTGTCGTTACGATTCTCCCCAATCATACCAGTAAATACATCTGCGCTCTCTCGCACCACGATGTCTGGGTCACATGACTCAAAGCATGCGCGTGATTCATTGATGCCAGTAGAGTCTACCTCCAATCCATACTGGCTGTCAAAGTACTTCTGCAGGCTACGGAAGTGGTCTCGGTGGCGCGATGGTTCAGACACCTCAACCAAAGCCTTGATGCCGTTACCACTGGGGCTAACCCAACAGCTGCGAACATACTTATCTGAACCTATGACAGACTTAGCTCTGTCTACATCAACGTGGTCAAAGTCTAATACGATTAACCCGCTGTGTCTCTTTAACTCGTCATCCTTCCTGCCACTAAACTCGCCAGAGAAAAGAACGATAGGAAGCTTGGTCTTCTCTGACTTGTCACCCCCTCGAATCTTATCAATCCTCGTTGTGTGTTTCCCCTCCCTTATACGTTGAAGTGCAGTTTCCAAGCGGATATAGGTCGGCTCCTGTACTTGATGTATGGAAGGGAATATGGTTACTACGGGGTTGCTCATCGAGTTTGATTTCTAGAAGTATTAAATATCCAATTAGGTCTCTGATAACGTCTTCATCCTCAACGCTATCGTTAAAATTCAACAGGCGGTTAAGCTTGTCATCGATTCGAACCTTCAGTTGCTCGATGGTATCAGCCTTACTAAAGATTCTTATGGGGCTCAACGCAGAGCTGCCATACTTATTGTTCTTCTCTATCAAGAATTTTGCGATAGCCTCGCACTGCGTTTTGATTTTTGTCGATGCGTCGTCTGACATTATGAAGGGTGTTTTGAATGTTGTCGATAGTTCTCTGAAGGGTCTCAAGCTCTGACCTACTTGTTACGTAGTGCCTGTACTGCCCGATGGGATACACCTCCATCTCCTTAGATACCTCGGCTACAATACGTGTTGCCATCTCATAGCACGAACCATAGTGTGCGCTGTATGCCAAGTACATCTCGTGGTTTTTTATGGCGTGGAGAACCGTCGCATGGTCTTTGTTAAATAGTGCGCCTGACTGGACGCGACCACAGAAAGGGGCGATGGCGTTAAACAGGGCGTTGCGAGCCTCGACAGCAGGGCGAGACCTGTTGGCCATCCAACGTCTCTTAGTGCTTCTGCTCTTCTCTCCTAGACCTAGCTCGTCTAAGTACAGGTCACGCACCCGAATGATGAATGGGTTGGTAGTTATCTTCTTCATGATTTAATTTAAATGTTGAGGGCGGAGGGGAATCGAACACCACACATACACCTGTTCATGTATGTCACCATGCGCCCTTATTCGTTCGGAAGGGGGGACTTGAACCCCCATGTGACCAGTTACTCTTTCTACAAGGTATAAGCTTGAGGAGATACTTCCGATAGTTTACTTGCTGTTTGTACCCCCGACAGGATTCGAACCTGTGACCGTTTGCTTAGAAGGCAAATGCTCTATCCAGCTGAGCTACGAGGGCAGAGGTGGGTGGCTTTGTTTCCTAGAGGTGCTATGACTATACCTCGTTGTAGGCTCTCCCTACACACCATACGCCACCCTAGAATCAGAACGGCATCCCGTCCGCTGACGTTTCAGCTGGCTTGCTCCAGGACGCTGGGTCTTCGATGACGGCCCAAGCGTTGCCTTTGTTGTTCTGCTCCTTGTTCTTGGTGATGTTCACCTTGATGTAAACGTTGCCCTTCTCTGTGGCAAACTGCTTCATCTGCTCCAACTCAGACAAGCTGAACTTGACCTTCATGGAGACGTGTGGTTCTACGTAACCTACGTAGTTGTTGTTGTTGTCCTTTGACATGGTAAAAAAAATTAATGGTTTAATGTATTAACGAAGTCGTTGTATGTATTTCTAAACGCAGGAATCATCATCTTATTGTCTCCGTGTACGCGAAGTAGCCAGAGCTCGTTGCTAGTACACTTGAGGGGCTCGCGTAGTTCTGAATACGTAAGCTTCTTGTCGACGATGAGGTATCTAACTAAGCTGCACTTAGCGTTCCATAAAGGGGCCTTGTACTTTGTAGCTTGAGTGACGTCAGTGCCGAAGTACTCGCTTGCTTTATTGATGATTTCTTCTGTGTTCATATCTCTTGATAGTTGTAGTATGCGTCTGAGATGATTGACCCATCTAGGTATTGCTTAATCTTCTCAACCGATGTATTAAACTTCTTTTCTCCTGATTCTATTGTTTGGGGAGTCGCTTTATATACTCCGACAGCGTAGGGGAATGTCTTTTCTTGGACCACCCAGTAGTAATCCTCTACGCCGAACACCTTGCAGTAGATGTATGCTTGGATGTCGTACCCAAACTTGAATACATCGTATCTGAATCCGCTCATGCGCTGAGTCGTCTTGCTGTCAGAGATGTAACCATCCCCCTTGCAGTCTAGGAATCCTCTGACGGGGATATCATCCCCTTGGACACCATCTATGAAGCTGTTGAACTCTACTTGGTATTCTCCGTTGAGGAACTCGTCGCGAACTGGTGTCTTGTCGAGTCGTTCAATCATCTCCATTGCTTGCCTGTAGTCGTTGTTGTTGACAACAGACTTACCATCGGTGGTTGCTTTCATCGTGTGCTCCTTCAACCACTCCTTGTACTTCTTGGTAGAGCGGGGAGCTCGTCCACCTATCTCTGCCGTTATCTTGTCGTCGTTAAATACAACGAACTCTTTATCAAATAGTTGTGGCTCGAACAGAAGCTTGTCGTATATGGAGCCGAACCGAAGAGCGTCGCTGTCCTTACGGATTCGCCCCTGCATATACATCTCCCAAAGCTTGATGTCTTTGAGGGCTTCCTTGCAGGAGGAATAGGAAAGGTAACCTTTGCCTACTCGCTCCGCAAGTTTGTTCGCAAACTCCATCATCCGCACACAGACTTCAGGTAGTCGTTCTGCTCTGTTGTCATGCGGCTGCCGTGCTTCTCATCAACAGCTTGGAATGCTGCCAGTGAATTTTTGCTGTTGCGAATGTAGCTCTCTAGCTGTTCAAGCTCTTGTTCGCTAAGCCCTTTGGACTTAGATGGGGCGGCACTTCTTGGCGCAGGTTTGGATGCGGTACGTCCGTGGTCGTTGGTTGCGTCGCTGTCCTTGGTGTCGTCGATGCAGAACAATCCATTCAGAGCATACTTACGTGCGTAGCTTGATGCTGAACCTGTAATCTGGGAGGTATCCATACCCTTCTTGTTCTCCTCCTCACGAGCAAAGCCAGATGTCTGTACAGCTTGACCTTCCTTGTTGTGTACGACAGCGGTAGCTTTCACGTACACCCTACCACCAACATCTACAATCTCATCTGTGATAGTTAAGATAAGTCCGTGACTGCTGAGGTGTGGCTTGACAGCTTCGAGGATGTCCTCACACGAGCGGTATTTGTATCCTCCAAACTTATTTGTCTGTCCCTTTGGGGCCTTGAGGGAGGATTGAATTGATGCCATTGATTCTACGATGGCGCTGTAGTTGTTGTCTTTTGACATGGTTCTATGAATTTAATTTTAATCTAGAGGGAGCTCAATCTTGCAGTCCAATACCTTCTCGCTGGCTTGGCTTGCTACCTTTAGGCTGTTTACAAACAGCTTTCTCATTACATACAGAGGTAGCCATAAGATTAGTGTTGTCAGTAGTGCTGTTATCATCACTACCCAGTGCAGTACTTTCATTTAATTTCTTTTTTAGAGCGGCAATCAACAGCTTCTCCTGCTTCTTTATGGAGCGAAGCAGTATCGCTTGGTTGATTTGTTTTACAAAGTTCGTAAACAAAATTGTTAGTTTCAAGGGTTGGGTTGTTAATTTTATTTAACAGCGTGGTTGATTAGCTGTTAACTGGTTGAGTCTCAATAAATCCGAACTGCTCTGCGTCGCTCATAATTTTATTAACCTCGACGGTAAACAGGTTGACTGCGCCAGCGGCTTGGGTGTGTGGTTGCGCCATCACAATGCGCTTGTTGTTGTACGCTCTAGCTAGTCGGTCAAACAGCTTGGCCTTGTCTTGCAACTCAGTCAGGATTTCATCAGGTAGTTTGTTCATAACGATTATTTTTTAGGGGTTAGGTATTTTGCTACTTGTTCTCTAACGCTAGTCGGTAGATTGTTATTGTCGATGAGACTAATAATTTTTTCTTGAACGATGCCCTTCTTTTCTTGCGTCTCGGCAAGGTGGTCTTTATGCTTTTGAACTAATTTCTCAGCGTCAGAGATGCGTGAAGGGATGTCCTCTTCGAGGAATTCGAGACGCTTCACCTCCTGAAGATTGCTTGCCATTGCCTTTGCTACATCGAAGCTCAACCCATCGGCAACCACATCGTAAATCCACTTGTCAACAACCTCCTCTGAGTCTTCTCTTACACTGAAGCTTATGTACCCAGATTCGCCAAGCTTAAGGACAGAGAATGTCTTCTCCTTGACGTTCTTCATGACATCACGAACGATAGCTACGAAGTCGTCCATAGAGATGAACCATCTGTTTGTGACTACAAGGTCACCCTTACGTATCTTGCCTCGTTCAACGTCCTCAGTGATGGCACGTTCACAAATCTCAAGTTGTCGAGCGTGTTCGTAGTCCATAGAGAAGTACAGCTCCTTGAGACTATCGTAGTACCCTAGCTGCGTGAAGTCTTGAATCTTTGTTGGGTGAATCTCGTCGGTCAAGCACAGGGTGTAGTACCCATCAAACTTTACTGCGTATGTGTTTGGTACGGGGGAGCCAGACACTCGACGTGCGTTGACCGCGCCATCGATTTCAAAGGACTTGTCGAAGCATTGAGACAGCCTGTAGTTAGAAAGCTCAACGTCTATCGCCTTGACCACATCGTCGATAACGATGCCGAGGAAGTTCACGTAGTCGTCGTGCAGCTTTCTGTCGAATTGAGAATCGCAAATAGCCATCTCTTCGTTAGACATGATTCGCTCCGCGTCCATGAACTTCTTGACCTCCATCCGAACAAACCAATGGCTTGCATCCTCTCTCTTGGAGCGAGCGTATTTGAACGCATTGGACGCGAGGAACGATTTGGTGACGACGCTTGCGTCAGGTAGTTTTACTGCTGTCTTGCTCATTAGATTTATTTTTTGATGTACAGGTTTGAAACAACCTCATTAAACTCTGATGTAGTAATCTCTTTGTTTCGGACAAGTTGAGATAGCATAACGATTGTACTGCCAGTGCGTTGTTCTTTTTGCCGAGGGATTTGTATTTCTGTATCATCTTCTTTAAGTACAGAAAGAGTTCCTCGTCTAATTTTTTTATTGATTGCTGTTTGTAACGTCAGGAAGTTGCTGTTCCACATCAACCCGCAAAAGTCATTTAGAGTTTGTTTTTCTCTCATGTTTAAACCATTGCCAGACACATAGGTAATCCCTTCGTGAGGCCCAGACTTATACACTCGAAGCATTCTTTTGTTGAAGTTCTTATCAAAGAACTCGTTCAGCTTGTTGAGGCATTCTTGGTTGTATTTGCTCATCATATTGTATTTATAGGTTGATTTCGAAAATTCCTCTCCACTCCTCTCCTTCATTGAAGTCCTCCATGGATTTGTAGTTTGTCTGCATCATGTCGTTCCACTCTTGCAGGTACTCATCCATGTCTTCGATGATTACTCCTTCGTGGTACTCGTCGTACTCGACTTGGATGTATATTGACTTACTCATAGCTTATTGTATTTAGGGGTTTCTAGTTTTAGAACGCGAGCGCTCTTGGTTTATTGTGTTAACGGATGGGAATTCTCTTATCCTCTACATATATGTGCTCAGCCATCATGAATTCCCTCCAATTCCATCCCTTCTGTGGCCTGCGATTGTCGTCGTGATGGACAGCGTTCTTCCACACGTACACACTCATATATTCAGTGCCTTCATCTAGAAGTTGATTGATTCTTTTGACGGCTCCGTAGTAGTCCTTCTCGTAGTAGTAGTAAGACTTGCCGCATGGTTGCACTCTGAAAACATTGTTGTATGCCATGATTAATCTTCTTTTTCTTGTTCGTTATCGGCAGATGTAGTTTCGTTGTCATCGGATGTGTCTGCAAACATCTCGAATATCTTAAGCACTTCTTTGGTTGGGTCAATCATTTGTATTGTGTTTCTAGTGTTAGAACGTCAGTGTTCTCGGCTTATTGCGTGTCACTTGTTAACGGATGTTAAATCTGTAAACTTCCATTCGATGCAGTCAAGGACAACATTCGTTCGTTGGGGAGAGATGGAGAGGTCAGTAGAAAATTGCTCAAACCATTCTCCATCCATCGTCCTGATATGCTCAAGCATCATCACATGGTCAGGTCTCCCAAACAAATACTTCTTTTCAATCTCGTAAACCAAGTTCCTCATACATCTCAGGTATATCGATGAAGTCAGAGAAGATTGATGCTATGCCGCGAGCAACGAACTGACTATAGTCGTCGGGGAGCGATGCATACAAGGCATATGACCTGATGACGTCCTCTTTCGGTAGCACATTGCATATCTCAATAGCTAACTGACGCGCTCGTATTACTTCTTGAATGGATAAGCTCATAGGGATTCAAGATTACAGGTGATGTCACCTCGGTTATTCAAGTATCCTTGTAGGATAAGATTACGTGCGCCACGTCCGTAGCTGCCTTGCAGGTGATTCACCATTCCCGTCTTGATTAGGTTTGAAAATAACACGATGGTGTCTGCGTTATTCAGCTCTCCAGACTCGAAGGCAATAATGGTGGTGACAAGGTCAACTTTTTTTTGCTTTCTCTTATACATAGTCATTGAGTTTTAGTTTGGTTTTCTTCGATGATGCGGAGAATGTCTCCAAGGTTGTGGAACTTGACGCTGTCTCCGATAACATCCGTCACCCTGCCTTTGTCTAGCTTAACCAAGGCCATCTCTTGTGTCCCGTCTCCCATCTCCACGAGGGAGATTGACATAGTGTCCGACAGACGGAGTCTTACTTGGGCTCGTTGTGTTCCGACCACATGGGTCATAACTACATCGATGTTGTGTGGGTCAAAGGTCATTGTTCTTGGTTTTGTGTTTATAGTCCTGCAAGTTGTAGCACATCGGTTGCTTGGCAGTAGTCGTCATAGGTGCCGTACAGGTAGATGATGTGGTTGTCGGTGTGCTCTGCGCATCCTACGCTGAACTTGTAACCGAAGGCAGAGAGGACTCCTGATTCCTGTTGGCTATCTGTCTTGCATAATTGAATTTCGAAGGTCATTGCTCTTGGTTGTTTTTGATTTCTAGGTATCCGTGAATTGTGGCGCACACGATGGCTCCGATGATGCATATGTACAGGAGGACTTCCATTTGTTTCTAGTTGAGATTAAGACAAGGAGTAGCTGACGAGCATGTAGGTTCCGACTCCGAATACTGATGCCGCGAGGGACAGGTTGGTAACAAATAGGATGGCAATCATAGCTTTAAGTTTTTAGTAGGTTTCTAGTATTATAACGCCCGTGTTTTCTAGTTATTGTGTCTGAGTTGTAAAAAAGTGTTAACTATCTTTTTCTTCTGAATTGATGGTGCGCTCGGTCAACTTCTTTGCGAGAGATTTGTTGTGCTTAACTAGTTCTGATTCCTCCACCTTGGAGAGTTCGACGATAGTGTTGAAGATGTCTTTGACATTCATGGCATATACTTTTTAGTAGGTTTCTAGTACTATAACGTGGTGGGGAGAACCATATTGTCCTCCCCTTTGTTAACGGATGTTAATCTCCGAGGATGCAGTCTACTGCCTTCATCGCTTGGGTGCAGGCACTGACAAGGAACTTCTTGTCGTTGCCAATCTTGCTAATCCACCCGTTGATGTATGCCTGCGAGTTTGTGTGGTCAGACTTGGGGCTCAGCCCCACGATGCCTGTCAGGAATTCGGCACCAACTTCCGCCACCAATTCCTCCTTGCTATAGTTCTCGTCACCGAAGGAGTTCATGTCAACCAAAGTCTTGCGATTCAACAGACTCTCGTGGCCTGTGCTATGCGTCAGCTCGTGGAAGAGCACCTTGTAGTAGTCGTCAGCCGACACGAAGGTCTCCATCCTCGGCATCTGAACGTGGTGGGTCGCTGGCCTGTAGTATGCTCGGTCTCCTCCCTGCTCCAAGGTTGGTCGCCCCTTGAACTTCTCGTAGATGGCGTCAGCGCGCTCGATAGGCGTTGAATCATTGCCAGCTGACACGGGCTCGCGTCTCGGCTCGATGTCGTCGCATTGGGCAATGTTGAACACGTTGTAGGAGCGCAGGGAGAACAACTTCTCGTAGGCCATACCAACAGGGATGTCAGACTCTTTCTTGTAAATCTTCTTGTCCTCTCCCTTGAAGAAGATGTTCCAGAAGATGACCATCGTGGATGTCTCTCCCTTGCGGACCTGACCACCAAGCTGAGATGCCTGCTTGTACGTGAGCCATTCGTTGTGCTCATACTTCTTGTCATCCATCTCCGCGAAGAGGAAGAACACGTTCATCCCCTTGTACGGACGTCCTGTGGCTCGGTTGATTGGGGCCAGCCCACCTGAACCTTCCCATGGGCGGAACCATGCCATGCCTTTGTCCTTGAGTCCGTTGATGACGCGCTCGGTCACCTTGTCATAAATGTCTTGCTTCATAGCTTGTATTTTTAGTTCCCTCTGTTAGTCTAACGCTTATCGGTCTCGGATTATTGTGTTTGAGACTCTTTGAACTCAATGGTGAGTTGCTCGATTGTCTTTCCGTCATTCAGAATGTCTGCACGAGTATTCAACCATGCCACCATATCTCGCAGGAACTCCGCTCCCGCGTCTACGTTTTCTTCGCCATTTGGTGCTTGGTATGGCGTATCCTTGAAGTTATAAATGTCTTGCTTCATAGCTTTTTTATTAGAGTTCGTTGTACGCTAGAGTGAACGCAATCGATACGATTGTTATTGTGAAGACTATCAACATAACAGCGTTTGGGTCATTTAAGATGCTCATAGCGTATAAAAATTAAAGGGTTGGGGTTGTGTGTTTCTTAGTTAACGATTTTCGCTTTCTGGATATTGTGCAGAAGTGTTAAGCGATGTTAACGAGTTCCCATTGGTGGGGTTACCTTTCTGGCTGATGAATCGTGGGGGTTGATTGTCCCGCGTGTTTGGGTCTCGCGTTTCTGTGTCCAGTTCATCGGTCTCTTGGGGGAGAATAAAAATCTGAAATCATAATCTGAAACTTGGAATCGTAAAAGCGGAAAAGTCAGACCCCTAGGGTTCAGGATTCGGTTTCGGTTGGAGTACCACACGACGTGTACATGTACATAATCCCCTAGGTGTGTATATCTGACCCATTTTCACATAACTTTGCATAAGAATTATATGCCACCATGTCTTGTATCCTACTCATTTCTGTCAGTTTCTTAGCCTTATTGTTGCACCACTTCTATCCCAACAAGAACTACTAGTCATTTAACACTAGTTAACACTTGACTTTTAAAAAAATAAGTAGTACCTTTGCTATGCTCTTGAGCGGTTATGGTCTTAAGGGTTTGGACTTGGGGTCCCACCCTTAATCAGACCTTTTAATTCCTAAGGGAGTACAAAACACCGCTAAATAAATAAGTATCAAGGGCAAGCTGTGCCATGGATATAAATGAATTTCAACTAGAGTTACTGAGGCAAGCTGTCTCAAACTCGCGAGGGCAGCATACTGCCAGGGGTAGACGTAGGGCTATGGCTAGAGCCTTAGATAAACTATCCTCTAAACACAATAATGTAGGTGATGACTCGTTAGAGGGTCATGAAGAATAAAGAACCTATCTATATGTGTGACGTTGTCTTGTATGATGGCAAGGCAAAGAAGGAATACAAGCTGTTTGATTCAATCCTGGTTGGTAACGACAAGGGTTTGATATGGGGTAACCCCTATTTCAGGGGGAAGCTTATCAGGGATATCTTCAAGACGAAGGCCAGAATAGCCCGACAGCAAGACAACCTACACCTTATATGTAGGCACATTGAGTTCAAGAAGTTTATTAGTCACTCCAACGTAAATTGGGGTTGCACTAAATGACTATATTTGCACCATGAGAGTAAAGAAAAACACATACTATGGCCTCGGTGGCATGATGAAGACGTACCGCGAAGGCGGTATGATGCCAGAAGAGGGTCAACCAATGGGTCAACAGGGCGGTATGGCACCTCGTGAGGGTGGCATGGCACCTGAACAAGGTCGCCCACCTATGGAGGGTCAGTCTGAACAACCTCAGTTCTCCGAGGAGGAGGTCATGGAGATTGTCAACGAGGTACGCCAGTACTTCTCTGAGGTCATGCCTGACACGCAGCTCCCACCAGAGTTTATTGCCAAGGTGGCTGAAGCATACGCTATGTCTGGCAGAAACCCTGCGGTTCTCGAAGAGGCTGTTAAATACGCACAGGGACAGGGCGGTGAAGACCAGCAAGCGGTCCGATAGAAAGAAACTAACCGTTTCCTCCAAAAAAATTTCCGTCCCGCCTCCAGCGGGATATCATTGGATGGAGGAAGGGGGCAGGTATTACCTGATGAAGGGTGATTACCAGCCGCACCCTGGTGCCATGAAGGAAGCTGAGTTTAAACTAGCTACCCATGGGAAATCGTAAACAACCATATAAGATGGGGTGGCCTAAGAAATACTTCAAGGGCAAACCCAACAGTGGCTCCGACGCCAGCTGGAAAGAGAGTATGGATACGAGAAAGGAGGCTTATGAGGCTGGCGAGAAGATAGATTTCGATGATGTATTGGAGGATGGTGGTAAGATTAAAGCCAAGCCAATAAACGACACCGTAAAGAAGACACTTAAAAATAAATCCAAGGAATCTGGTATATCATACGGAACACTAGCTAAGGTGTACCGACGTGGTCAGGGGGCTTGGATGTCTGGGGGCAGTAGGAAAGGGGTAGGCATGGCTGGCTGGGCCATGGGGAGAGTCAACAGCTTTATCAAGGGCTCTAAGAAGCACGACACAGACTTGAGATGAAGAAGCAGGTATCGACATACCTGTCAAAATCTGTGCGCAGAAAGGGCGTCCACGCAAAGACCAAGTCCTCTAAGAACAAGAGGAGCAGGCTATATAAGAAGAGAAATATAGGTCAGGGTCGATAGTATTATATTTGCCGTATGGCAAACAAAAGACTATCACAACTCTTTATGGGGCTCGGTCAAGCACCTAGAAGAAAATATTTCTATGTAGGTGGGGAGATGGACCCTATGATGGACCCCTCTATGGGCGACCCAACGGACCCCACAAAGCCGTCAACTAATGGTGACGGCGACCCTAAGAAACCAGCTAACGGCGAGACGGAACCGACGGATGGCGTGGTAACGGTTCAAAGACTACCAAGGTCAGAACAGAGACGTTTGACGTGGCCTATGACGCAGCCCGTAACATACGAGGGTACAAACATTGTTTCTGCTGAGGGGATGCAGCGACGCCCAGAGGAGTCGGACAGGGAGTATGAGCTCCGCATGCAAAACAGCAATATGCTTGGCGGTAAGAGTCTTCATTTGCCACGTGAGGGTGGTTATACCGAGGAGTCGGCACGAGTTCGTTACGAACCTAACGTAGGCATGATACAGGCCGAGACTGCTGGCAATATCGCTGCATACAATAAAGACCACTCCCTCCTCTCCTCCGAATTGACAGAAGACGAGTTCAACAGAGTTGCTGCAAGTCCGTTTGCAAAAAACTATCTTCAAAAGGAGGGCGAGCCATTGACGAGGGAAAATATTGCTGACAGATATCTTGAGTATACTTATCGTGTAAATGAGCTCTTTGATTTCAAAGACGACCCAGAAAAGAGGCAGAATCTTTTAAATAAGATTGACTCCATGGCGGCGGATAACGCTAACTTCGCAACGAAGCTTGAGGGTCTTAGTGAGGATAGAAGGCTTGAGGTGACTAAGGATATGATGACCGATGGGAAGATTGGTGACTTCCATGGGGCTATACTAGACGATGAGGGTATATGGAGAGACACTCATTACTTTAAAGCCACGCCTTTTGACCCAAATTTCGTCGGTGACCAAAAAAAGTCTCCTTTTGTTGCGGATGCATGGATGCTATTTGGTGAGATTCCGCAGAGTGCAAACGTGATTTATGGTGTAGGGAACAGAGGGCTCCAGCCTAAAGACTTTGCTCAAGCATACAGCATGATGAAGGAGGAAGGTTTGGACCCAACAAATCCAGACCAGGAGGAAGAAGTGAAAGACTGGTATGCGTCGAAATTCGATGAGGGGGTATTTAAGCCAATGAACATGAGGCTAGAGTACGGCCCAGGTGGCTCTAAGGGAGGAAACAGGATGGGTGGTGTAGCGAGTTTGGAACGAAGCCCATACAACGAGTTCCTGAATCAACTAGCATCGGAATACATAAGGAGCCCAGAAGCACGGGCCGCTGGTCAATATTACACGCCTGCAAAAGGTTTCGAAGGGAATCTTGATTACATGAGGGGTAATTTTCAGCTTGCAGGTAACCTTGATGATTCTCAAAGAGGTTTCGAAGGGATGCCGTCGCAACAGAGCTTTGTTGTTTACAAAGACGACGGCGTACCAGACCGATTTGTTAATCAAGCAGAATATCTGTCTAAGAGATTATACGGGGAGATGGGTATTGAATCCGACCCAGAAACCATTCAAAGAATGCTTGACAGTGAGGGGGGTATTGAGGAGCTTAGTAGGCAAACTGGCATTGAACTCCGTAACCTCAACTATATGTTGCAGGATGAATATGAAAAGGATAGACAAGAAGCTGGTAGAATTATACTTGATGATTTTATGGGGGCACGGTACGGTAGTCAAGCAAACGATATGTTTTTGACTGCCGCTGGGGCTGAGAGAACATATTTTACAAGAAACCCCGATAAATCCAGCGCTAGATATCTTGTTCCAGGAGACTTTGATTTATCACCAGGAACGAAGGTTGCAATGGGCGGAGAGCAATTTCCTCTTCTCCGCACCGACGCGAGGACTGGAGACGACACGTTTTATAACACTGCGATGATAGTCAACAAGCAAAGCTTTCCTGGGGCTTTTACCTCACTAGCTGAAAGCCCGTGGTACTATATGCAGACTGAAGCTGGGCAAAAGCGTTTGACGAGAGCAATGAGTGAGAAAGAGCAAGAAGCAACCGAGGCCGAGGCTAGGCAAGCGTTCCTTGAGCAAGTTCCAGAAGAAGACAAGGCAGCTGCTGAAAAATTTGTCGACAGCGACCGCCCATGGAAGCAACAGTTGAGGGTATCTGTTACGGGCGACGACGAGGAGAGTAGGTTTTATAACAACTGGCTTTCAGAGAAGGGTATCCAACCTTATAACTTGGAGAGAGAAGACTACGACCAGCTTAAGAAAGACTATGGTACTTACCTGGAGTCAGGTGTTGGTGCAGATGAGGACCAATCATCAAACATATCATATAAAGAGAAGCAAAATATTCTTGGAGAAGTCGCTGAGAAATTCGTTACTTATTCTGACTTAAGTAAAAGAAAGCAGGAAAAATCTACTAAGGCTCTTAGCGTTCCAGAGGTGCAGAAAAAACTTTCAAGCGGTGAGTGGACATTAGAGGATGTAAAGAAATACTTAAACGAGCCTGTCGAATATGATTATAAACCAACGAGGCTCGATAAAGACTTTACTGAACCGACAAGAAAGTTTGCCAACCCGCCAGCACAGACGGGGTCGTCGACTTCCTCTTTCGCAGGAGGAGGAAAGGTCTATGCCTTCGGTGGTGTTATGGACAGTGTAGACGAATCAATGCCATCTACAGGCAGGGTTATAGATATGAGAGACATGTCTCCTAATGGAAAGTTGAAAAGACTGTTTGGAGCAATGAGAGCTGAGAGAGGGATGCGTATCCCTACCGAAGCAGGTGACCTCATGAACTTTATCGATAGCCTCAACAAAAGGTTTGTTAAGCCTAGAGGCGGGATGAGATAATCATCTAAACATAGTGTAATAAAGAAAGCCCCTTTCGGGGCTTTTCTTTTACTTAACCCATCCTGCTGGCGGAGTTTCACATCCGTGATTTACACAGAAGAAAACGGGGTCAGTGTCAGAAATCTCAACCCCAACTACTGGCGCACTATTGATAGGGTTGGGTAGTCTAAGACCACCACCATTGTGAAACGCTGCCCTTTCAATTTGAGCAACAGTGCTACCTATCAGCTCTCCCGTTTGAGCGTGAACCAGTCGTATGTGGTAGAACCCCCAGTTCTCATACCCCTCCTCAACCATAAACTCTAGCACCCATTCTCCGTCATACTGACTAGCCTGCGCGGAGTGCTTATCGATAGACGCCTGAATTTCTTCCTCCGTCATACGCTCGTGGTAGTCCTTATCCCACCAGTAAGGAGAGTACTTAACGTCCTTCCATACTTCCCACTTGACGGCTGCGAGACTATCAACCTTGACGCCTACACACGCCCTAATGAGAACCTGTGAGAATGATGTGGCTGCTACAAGCAGCAGGGGGATGACAATTAACTTCTTCATGGTGAATATGAATTTATTAGATTTGTGGTTTGTTTCTGTCTCTATAACGACGGCAGATTTTGGATATTGTGCAAACTAGTGTTAAAATGGAATTTAACAGACGCAGACCAAAGATGTACTACTCGTTCTCAGATGGCGGTGTAGTTGATATGACTATAGGTGTCGCCTCACCAAACTATGAGGAAAGCGATGGTGGACCGATAGACTTGCAGGAGATGATTAGAAGACAGATGGCTGCGGAGTCGTCACTTATCCCAGGACAGAAGTCTCACGCTGGCGCCGTAGGTCTAGCTCAGTTTACGCCCATAGCTCAGAAGGAGGTGGTGAGGCTAGGTATCATGGGCGAGGGCTGGAACCCTGAAGACCCTACTCAGGCGAGGGATGCTATGACTGGATACATGGAGTATCTGTACGACAGGCCGTGGGTCAACGCCGAGAACAGCGACCCTATGGTTGCGTGGGCCAAAGCGCTGTATGCTTATAACGCAGGAACTGGTACGGCGGTCAAAAGCCTCAACGAGCTAAAGGAAAAGGGATACGATATCTACAACAGTCTCGACTGGATTAATGAAATCAACGACGAGAGCCGTGGCTATATAGAGAAGGTCAACTTCATGGATACCGAGGCGGGCCGTCAGTTCCAAAGTGACTGGCCTACTTATGAGAAGCGCTGGACGCAGATTTACGGGGAGTAATCTTTATCACCTCCTCGCCCTGGAGCTTCCTGTAGAACCGCTGCACTATAAGTCTAGCTTTCTGAGTCATTTGATATCTAGCCCTGTAGTTCTTCTTGCTGAAGTCCAGGAAGGCTAGTTGCTCCATAGTTATCTTATCTAGGTCACTCTTATAGTATACCCTCTCCACCATGTCCTTCTTCATCAGCGGCATGATGACCCTCTCGTAAAACTTAAGGACGTTCTGGTGCAATGCCTCGGCTATATGTCTGCGTGTAAAGAACTCGTAGTCATACATAAACAGCATAGACTCTAGCTCGTTCTCTGTGATGCCGTGCCTGTCACACACATCGCGTTTAGCCAACTTGTAGTACTTAAGATAGTTGTTGTTGACGTACCTGTCGTTGAGCATCGAGAACTCTCGAAACTTCCTTCCTTTATGCGTTCTGCTCATTGAAGTATATTTGTGATGTAAAATTAAAGACATGGCATCTCTTAGTGCAACCAAGGTAAAGGACACATATGTAGGTCTTCTTAAGACCACTGATAATACGGGTATAACCTCAACCCTCAAAAGAGTCACTGACGGAGCTGGCTCAGATACGGGGCTGTACCTTTCTGATGCCAAGGCCAAGGTTGATGCGTTGGAGATTGTGTCTGTATCACAAGACAACACTAGAACGAAGTTTTTAAACTGGGATGCGTCTGACGGTGTTGTAGGGTACTATGATTTTACAGCGTCTGACCCTGCGGTGTCCGCATCTGAATCTAGTGGTGATGTGACGATTACTACGGGGACAAATGCTGCAAATACGTTTACGCTCATTAGCGGGACAAACATTACCCTTTCACTCTCTGGCACGGATGTAACCATTGATGCGGCAACTGGTTTTGACGACTGGTTCTATACCTCGTACAACACTAGTTCATCATCTTCCAACACTCTGACGTCGGCTCAGTCTGGATTAACCATTGACCTTGCTTTCACAAGCAATGGAGATAGTGTAGTAACTCTACCCACGGCAGCGGCTGGACTTAGGTATACGTTTGTTGTTTCAGATGATACCGACGATAGGGGGAGCTTTAAGATTAAGTGTGGTGCTTCAGACGTCTTTGCTGGTGGCTTGGCATTCACGAATAATGGTGTGAGAGACAGCGTCACGGAAGCTAATAACAGAACACCGTACACCATGCATGAGTCACCAGCAAGTGCTGATAATCAAATACTTCTAGACCCAGACGCGGTGTCATCTGGTGGCAAGGCGGGTACTTGGATTACATGCGTTGCTATTAGTGATAGCACTTGGTTTGTTAATGGCCACGTATTCCAAGAGAAAACATACACCGAGTTTGTTGGTGGTAGCACCGACCAGCCTGGTATGCCAGACACCGTCTCAGACCTCTTCTCGGAAGTTTAATAATGATTAAATTAGGGACATGGACGACATTCTTAAAAAAACCATGTTCGAAGAGATTGACGCTGCCTTCGAGCAAATCGAAGAGATAGTGCAGAAGTACAACATGTCTAGCAACATCGTGTATATGGGTTGCGTAGGTGTGTGCGAAGAGATTGAGGAGGACACTCACGAGTGGCAGGTCAAGTATACCTGGAACGTAAAAGACACAAACGAGCTTGAGGAAGTCGTTCAACTTCAGGTAGAGGCTTATATGAAGACCCTCCCTGACGACCCCCTCGACTTCCTATATTTAAATTGATATGAACCTTATTAGAAAGATTGTCGTTGGGCCAAACCCCAAGGACGCGATGGCCTATTACGTGGGCATGAGGGCGGGTAATGGAAAGGTGTCCGCCATAGTTGAAGACGAAAGAGCTCTATTTAAATACAGCGTTCGCAGATACAACGTATTCATTGAAGACAAGGATTCTACCTATATTTGGAAAACGGTTGAGAACCAACCTGTCTTAGTTGAATACGATTGTAATTTTGAATGAAAGCTTTGAATCACTTCGTCGTGAAGGTGGACAAACCCTTCAACGACACTGTAGAGCTGGGCGATAAGTCCATCTACCTCGACTCCAAGTGGAACGAATTTGAGAACCGTATCTGCTACGGAGAGATAGAGTCGCCACCGAGCAGGCACAATACGGGAGCTAAGAAGGGTGACACCCTATTCTTCCACCATCACGTAACCACTACGGATAACCTCAGAATCTACGACAACCTATATGTAGCCAGCTATGGAGGTTGGAAGCCTCACGCTATTGCCTACAGACGCAAGAGTGATGGCGAGATAGTTATGCTTGGCAACTGGATTTTTGTAGAGCCTTCAAAAGTTAAGAAGGAGGATAGTGTAACCGAATCAGGTATAGTTAAGCAGTTGGGCATCAACGTCAAGGACAGAGATGTGGCTAAGGTTATTGCACCAACAGAGTATATGATAGAGCAGGGCGTCAAGGCTGGCGACATCGTTGGCTTCACGAAAGATGCCGATTACAAGATGACTCTAGACGACGGCAGCGTCGTTTACAGGATGGCTGAAGACAACCTGTTGTATGTCGAGGAAGGTTAAGTTCACGACGATTGAGGCTTCATCACGCCTCATGGAGTCTATGGCTATCGCAATCAATAACATGATTGAGGAGATTAAAAAGCCTGTGGACCCTGAGGTGAATGGCAGCGCTCGTAAGGCAGAGCTCCAGTCTATCAAGCAGACAGCGGTAGACTGCAAGGAGCTTATTGTAGAACGTCAAAGGCTAGAGCAGATGGTTAAAGACCTAAAACAAAACGGAGAAATAGAATCCGATAAGGACTACTCTAGTGGCTTTGCAGAACGGTTCAGCAAATAATGTCTCTTGTATATAGAAAAGATGAGGAGGTTCTTATTTCAATTTGCCCCAACGGTACGAAAGGAGAAACTGTCGAACTTGCGGGGCTATTCATTCTTCTTCCCGCTCAGCCTCCCGAAGAGGAAATTATCGGATATGGCAAGCCAGACGACATGCAGCTGTGGGAAAGGGCACCTGTGCCAGCAGAGATGTCTAGGATTAAGTCTATGGATGAGTGGGGAGAGATGCCAAGGGAGTTTAGAGAGAAGTTTCATCCATATATCGAAGAGGAGTTTCGCCGTAGGCGTGAGGGCCTTTGGTTTTTCAATAAAGGTATTCCTACATATATTACGGGCAGGCACTACATGATGCTTCAGTGGACTAAGCTCGATGTCGGATACCCTGACTATCTAGCTTTCCAGAGAGACATCTTCTTACACATGGCGGCCTGCGAGGCCGACCCTCGTTGCATGGGGCAACTGTACACAAAGTGTAGGCGTAGTGGCTACACAAATATCTGCTCTTCAGTGCTTCTCGACGAAGCAACGCAGATAAAAGACAAGCTCTTGGGTATCCAGTCTAAGACAGGTAAGGACGCCCAGGAAAATATATTCATGAAGAAGGTGGTTCAGATGTTTAGGCATTACCCCTTCTTCTTTAAACCCATTCAGGATGGTACCACTAACCCACGCATGGAGCTGGCTTTTCGCGAGCCGTCTAAGAGAATCACGAAGAACAATAAGACTGCGCAGAAGGGCGAGGCTCTCAATACGGTAATTAACTGGAAGAACACCACCAACAACGCATATGACGGTGAGAAGCTCCACATGCTTTACCTCGACGAGGCAGGCAAATGGGAGAAGCCGACAGACATACGCGAAGCATGGCGCATCGAGAGGACGTGTCTTATTGTAGGTAGAAAGATTATCGGTAAGGCTCTGGTGGGCTCTACCGTAAACCCTATGGACAAGGGGGGCACCCAGTTCAAGCAGTTGTGGGATGACTCTGATGTATCCAAGCGCAACGCTAATGGGAGAACTGTGTCTGGTCTATATCGCATATTTATCCCAGCATATGATGCCCTAGAGGGATTCTTTGATAAGTACGGTAATCCTATCGTAGAAACTGATGAGCCAGTAGAGGCTATGGACGGGGAGTTTATGCAGTTCGGTGCTAAGAGGTTTCTTAAGAACGAGCGCGACGCATTGAAGCATGACGCCAGAGAGCTCAACGAATTCATACGTCAGTTCCCGTTTACTACCGATGAGGCGTTTAGAGATTCTGTAGAGGGCAGCCTCTTCAATATCGGTAAGATATACGAGCAGATAGAGCACAACGACAACATGTATCCAAGCCCTATTGTGAAAGGAAACTTCGTTTGGGCGGGCGGGGTGCAGGACAGTAAGGTCGTGTTTCAACCGAGCTCACAGGGTAGGTGGCATATTGCATGGATGCCCGACATAAACAACAGAAGCGTTATCGTAGAGGAGAGGGGTAAGAAGGTCCCGCCTAATGCCGACATGGGGTGCGGGGGTGTTGACTCCTACGACATTGACGCTACGGTAGATGTGTCGCGGGGCTCTAAGGGAGCCTGCCATATGTACAATAAATTCAACCTTAACGGTGCAGGCAATATGTTTGTTGCTGAGTATGCCAGCCGCCCACCCCTAGCTAAGATATTCTATGAGGATGTGCTTATGGCTGCCGTGTTCTATGGGTACCCTCTGCTTATAGAGAACAACAAGTACGGAATCGTAAGGTACTTTGAGTCAAGGGGTTACGACGGGTATGTGATGGATAGACCTGAGCATCTTAGGAATAATAGCTCATCGTCAAACGTCAAGACAAAAGGTATCCCATCTAACTCTCAAGACGTCATACACGCTCACGCTCAAGCCATTGAGGATTACATACACAACCACGTAGGGCTTGATGAGGACGGTAATATTGGGAGCATGTATTTCAACAGGACGCTAGAGGACTGGGTCGGTTTTAAGATTGACAACAGAACCAAGTTTGACTTGACGATAAGTGCGGGCCTAGCCCTGCTTGCTGCTCAAAAGGTGAAGAAAAAGAAGAAGGTCTCGAACTTCGAAGACAAGGTCTTTTTTAGGCGATACTCTATGCGATAAACGGTCATTCGTAGTATTGCTATATTTGCGTGAGCCCAAATAGCAATCAATGATTTCAGGCAAAAAAAATTACGGTAAGTTCCCAGAACCTTTTGCCTCCCCAGAAGAGAAGGCTTCTAAGGAGTACGGAACTAGATACGCCAAGGCTATTGAGAGTCAGTGGGGTAGTATGGATGACGTTAGCTCCGTTGCTGGTGGGCGTCTGAGAGATTTCGAAAAGAACAGAGATTACGCTAACGGAACTCAAGACACGGCAATATACAAGCAGATTCTCAACTCCCTTGACCCGAACAATGGTGATGGCACACTCCTCAATCTAGACTGGAGCCCAGTACCTATTGTACCTAAGTTCGTTAAGGTCGTAGTAAACAAGGTTCTGTCGCGAAAGCCATATCCTTCTGTTGAGGCAACCGACCCTGTATCTAAGGGGGAGAAGGATGAGAAGAAGGCTTTGATTGAGTCCTCTATCGAAAACAAGGAGTTGCTCACGGAGGCTAGGACGATGGGGCTTCAGACGGAGATTGACCCATCACAGCTACCCGACTCTACCGAGGAGGCTGAAATCTTTATGGACCAGAACGTCAAGACCAATGCGGAGATAGCCGCTCAGATTGGTACTTCACTAACCCTGGACTGGAACGACTTTGACGACTCTGTATACAGACGGTGTGTTGAGGACCTGGTGGTATGCGGTATGGGTGTGGCTAAAAGAACCAACGACCCCAATTACGGAATTAAGGTAGACTATGTAGACCCTGCTAAGTTTGTTCATAGCTACACGGAGGACCCGAATATGGGTGACCTCGTATATGCTGGTCACGTAAAGCACATCAGCATAGCTGAACTCAAGAGGGTTGCGGGCGATGAGTTCACAGAGAAGGAATACGAGGAGATTGCTGAGAAGGCTAAAGCAAAGTCATTTAACGACAACTCTAAGTTTACTTCTAAGAGCTTTGATAAGGTATCTGGTTCTCTTAGGTACGGATATGACGACTACCTCGTAGAGGTGTTGGACTTTGAGTTCGTCACAGTAGACTGCGTGTACTATGAGAGCAAGGAGTCTCGGTTCGGTAACGTTGGCTTTTACTACAAGGGTTCTAGCTATAAGCCAGCTGCGGAGTCGGTGTACGACAGGAAGCCTTACAAGATGGAGGTTGAGGTCATTTACGGTGGCAGCTACCTGCTCGGCGCAAATAAGCTGTTTAACTACGGGGTCAAGAAGAACGTACCAAAGAACGTTCACGACCTCACTAAAGCCCGCCTGTCTTACAGCGTAGCATGCACCAACATTAGACGCATGAGACCTAAGTCTATGGTAGGCTCTATCATCGGCTTTGCGGACCAGCTCCAGCTCACTCACCTTAAGATTCAGCAGGCTATCGCTAAGGCTAAGCCTGACGGTGTCATCGTAGACATCGAAGGGTTGGAGAACGTACAGCTCGGACGTGGTGGAGAGTTGCAGCCACTACAGATTCAAGACATCTACGAACAGACGGGTGTCTTCTACTACAGAAGTAGGAACCCAGATGGCGGTGGACAGCAGCCACCAATCAGACCTATCGATAATACGATAAGAAACATCCAGCAGTATGTGATGCTTTACAATCACTACCTGACTATGATTCGTGACGCCAGCGGTGTCAACGAGGTTATGGATGCTACGACGCCTAAGGGCGACGCTCTTGTCGGCGTTAGAGAGCAGGCTATGGCTGCGGGTAACAACGCCCTATACGATATCACGAATGCATCTATGATTATCTACAAGAAGGTATGTCAGGATGTGGTTAAGTGTCTTCAGATTATACCAACCGACTCGGTCTTGTACGCAGTGTACGAGAAGGCTATCGGTAAGTACAATATGAATACGCTCTCTTCGTTTGCCGAGCTGCCTATGTACAACTTTGGTGTGCGTGTTGTCAAGGAGATGAGCGAAGATGATAGAATGTTCTTGGAGCAAAACATCCAGCAGTCGCTTGCTCAGAGAGAGATTGACCTGGAGGATGCTCTTGCTGTCCGTCAGATAAAGGATATCGACCAGGCTCAACGCCTCCTCGTCGTCCGACGCAAGCGCCGTATGGCTAAGATGCAAGAGATGCAGCAGCAAAACATGCAGATGCAGCAGCAGATGAATCAGCAGAATCAGCAGCTGGCTATGCAGGCTCGCGCACAACAGCTTCAGATGGAGGGTCAGATTGAGGCGCAGAAGATTCAGCTCAAGGGTCAGACTGAGATACAGGTGGCTCAAGCGCTCCACTCACTTAGAAAAGAAATCGAGATGATTAGAGCCGAGGCTTCTCTAGGCTTTAAGTCTACCGAGCAGGAGTTCAGAGAGAAGATTGATGTCCTTAAGGAGGACAGAAAAGACGCCCGTGTAGAAAAGCAAGCTGTAGCTCAGTCTAAGCTTATTGCTCAAAGACAGGGTGAGCGCCCAGTCATGGATGAAGCAACCGAATCAGTAGACGACATCGTCAATCAAATCTTAAACAATGCCTAATTCGCTAAACCTAGACGTATCTAAAAGAGTAGATATCACCTGCAGAAGGGGGGACACTCTTACTATTGATTTGGATATTACTGACTCTAACGGCGACGCCATGAATCTTACAGGTTATACGTTCAAGATGGAGGTCAGAAAATCTGATACAGATGATGGCACCACTATCTCAGATGCTAGTATTATTCTGTCTACCGAAGACACAGGCAATAGCAATAATAAGCAGATTACAGTGTCTACACCAGACGCCAGTGGAAACTTGACGTTCTCATCAGTAGCCGCAAACATGAAAGCTGCAGCGGCTGGAATCTACGTTTATGATATAGAGTCCGACAACGGCAGTGATACAGTTCAAACATGGCTTCACGGTCTGTTTACCATCAATGAAGATGTAACTGTTTACGCATGACCATTGAGTTTAACCTTGAGTCACCTAAAAGCATTTCTGTCCAAGCGCCTAGTGATGTGACGACAGTAGTTGCTCAGCAGCCTACACAGACGGTTACTGTTAGTGGGTTGGTTGCTGGTACCGCTGGTCCTGCGGGAGCTGATGGTGCTGACGGAGCTGATGGTCAGGGCGTACCAACAGGAGGCGTGGAGGGTCAAACTCTGTTTAAGTCGTCAGCTACAGATTACGACACGGCATGGGATTACGTGGAGTCGACGTATCTTCAGGTAGAAAACGCAGAAACCACGGCTATCGCAGCAGGCACCGTTGTGTACGCCTTTGGTGTGAGTGGGGCTAATATCACGGTCAAAAAAGCTGACGCAAGCTCTTCAAGTACAATGCCTGCAATCGGAGTGGTCCTAGAGGAGATTGCCTCTGGGTCTAGCGGTGAGATTATCACCAGCGGATTGTTCAATAAAACCATTAGTGGACTCTCAGGTATTAGCGTTGGGGACACGGTGTATGTGTCAGAAACGGCTGGTTCGGTGACAACAACAAAGCCGACAGGCACAGCCCTCATTCAGAATATTGGTGTTGTACTTAAGACGAATGGCGACAACATCCAAAAGATGAAGGTGTCTGCGATTGACAGGGTGAATGACATCCCTAACATTCCAAACGGTCAAGCCTGGATAGGTAACGCTTCAGGCGTACCCACACCTACTACGTTGGCTACAGTCGCAACAACGGGGGCGTATTCAGACATCTCTGGTACGCCATCACTAGCCACAGTGGCAACTACGGGAGCCTACTCTGATTTGAGCGGCACACCATCACTCGCTGATGTTGTTGTAGACGGTGATTTCGCTTCTCAGGGTATTATGCTTAGAGGTGCGTCATCAGGAACTTACAGTATTCTTACAGACAACAGCACGAACTGGAATACAGCCCATAGCTGGGGAAATCACGCTTCTGCTGGGTATGTAGACACAACTGGAACTCCAGTAAATAATCAACTTGCTGTATTTACCGATGCAGACACCATCGAGGGAGATTCTAACCTTACGTGGACTGGCTCTGTTTTTGCAGTTGGCGGCTATTTGGCTGCAGATTCAATTTCCGTTGGTGGCGCTGACACAGCTTCTGCTGGAAATTATGGTTATGGGTCTAAAATTTTAGATAGGATTGGTTCAAACACTACTGGTCTTACGGCTGGAGACGTTTATTATTTAGGCAGTTCTTCATGGTTGCCAGCCGATGCTGACTCAGTATCTACATCCTCTGGACTTCTCGCAGTCGCAGTCGGTACGACCAGCGCTTCTATGCTTTCTAGCGGGATTGTTAAGGTTGCAGATAATACTGGGTT